CTATTGTTCGCAGTTTATATCTGCAAGCTCTTTGCGTATTTTCTTGATCTCTGCAAGGTATACCGGGTTATCTTTGCAGGCTTCGAGGTTGTCCAGTCGTCCTATTATTTCTTCTTTTCTGCGTTCATTTTCGCTCATGGTGTGATACCTCCATATTTTCAATTTTCCCGTTTCCGGGTAAAAGCAAGCCGGGGAATCGAACCCCGGGAAAGCCTGTCTTACTTGCTTAACTCTTTATAGTACCGGACCACATACCCGGCAAGCATTCCGCAAAATAACAATATAAGGTTTTCCATGTGTGTACCTCCGTTAAGCTGCCGCCTTGACAATGTCACAAATAACGGAATATGCCCGTATAAGCGCGCCTGTCTGTACGTCGAGCCATTCGCGACCGTATCCAGGGCCAAGCTCGCCGCCCTTTGTTTTCTTAAGCTCAGACGGGCAGCAGAGACGTTCCGCAATGTCACAATCATAAATCAGAGAGCAGCCGCCCCAACTGTACTGTTTCCAGTCAGCCGCGCCATTCAGTAAAAGGCTTTTTAACTCTGCCTTGTCCTGCGGGATCTCTTCAACTTCCAGAGCTTCGACAAGCTCATAAGCATAGAGCTTTACACCTTTATCCCATGCGCTTCTTGCCTTGCTGTTGTTGATTGCTTCTAATAATTCATTCTTTCTCATATTGCTTTTACCTTTTCGCCCGTGTTATAATCTGGGTGCCTTTCTTTTTGGGTGCCGCTCGTTTATCTTCCAGGATGCCGGGCGGCTTTTTTATTTTGTTGCAATCCGGCGGTTGCTTTGATGCTACGGCTTACCCGCCGCCGGAGAAGTTAATCATTGGGGAGAAGATCCGTTTTTCCGTTTGTAAGGAATTTAGCGCAGCAGGCGAAGCCAGCTATAAAGGCGGCTTCCTGTACTTCTGCAACTCCGCCGGATATTTTGTCCCATGCTTCGTCGAATAACTCATCGCTTAGGACTTTGCGGAGTGCGTCAAGTTCTTCGTCGATTTCTGCTGTGGCTTGATTGATAATTCTAATACCTTTTGATGTGCTTTCATCATTGGTATCTAGGAAATTTCTATATGCAATTTTTAGTAGTTCTTCCATGCTGTTTCCTCCTTATCTGTCAAATAAATTGAATACCTTTTCACTTACTGGGATCCACCAGAAGAGAAGTTTAATTTTATATGTTTGTGTTGCCATGCTGTTTTGCTCCTTTCGTGTTCCTTTGATGGTTATATTATATAATGTATAAGGCACATATACAATACGGAATAATGACTAAAAATAAGGCGCATATAAATACTATATATTGTGCAAAATATATAAGGCACATTTATTTAGAGCATGAAATATAGAAATAGATATTTATACTTGAAAAAAGGCACATAATAACATATAATTTAATAGAAAGGCGGTGCATTATGGAAAAGGAATATAAAACGACAGAAGCACAAAGAAGAGCAATAGAAAACTATCAAGATAAAGTAGACAGAGTAAATTGCAGATTCCCCAAAGGCACAAAAGATAGAATAAAAAAAGCGGGATACACCTGCAACGCTTTTATTATTGATGCCGTAATTGAAAAGCTGGAAAGAGTAGAAAACCGTTTCAAATAAAGGCACATTTATATATTGACAATAAAGGCACAAAAGAATATAATACAATCACTTGCAAGTTATAACTAAATACCGGTAGCAGAGAGTAGCGGCTATATGGTGTCAATGCCTAGAGTGTCACACGGATGACAACGGAGAAAACACCTGTTAACAGCGATAGCTAAGCGTAACGTAAAGACGACGAGCCTTGACCCGATTTGATTTTACAATGGGTTGAGGTTTTTTTATTTGCTGTTTTATTACACACTGTATTAATTCACATTCTGGAGGGCAAAATGGTTTTTCGAGTTAACAAAAATAAGGATTATACAGTTATTAGCAATTATCACTTAAAAGATAAAAGACTATCACTTAAGGCTAAAGGATTGTTGTCCCTGATGTTTTCGCTTCCTGATGATTGGGACTATTCAATAAGCGGTCTTGTTGCGCTTTCCAAAGACGGAAAAGATAGCGTTATGAATACGCTGACAGAAATTGAAAAGGCGGGTTATTTAACTAGGACAAGAGCGGTGGACAGCAAGGGACGCTTTGCCGGATATGACTACAATATTTTTGAGAAACCGGATGCGGAAAAACCATGTTCGGAAAACCCGAATACGGAGAAACCGGATGCGGAAAAACCGAATTCGGAAAAACCGCCACAATTAAATACTAAAGAATTAAATACTAATGGATCAAGTACTAAACAACAAAATACTAAACAACAAAATACTAAACAACAGGAAAAACTAGGAGCTAAAGCTCCTAGCAAAAAGGACGAACCGACATATTACCCTGATGTGTTGCTCAATGCGGCATTTTTGGATTTTATCGAGATGCGAAAGAAAATTAAAAAACCTATGACGGATAGAGCGATAGAATTGTGTATGCGAAAGCTGAAAGAATTATCTACACAGCCATTTTCTGAAAGTATGGACAATGATATTGCAATTAAGATTTTGGAACAGTCAACTATGAATTGCTGGCAAGGTCTTTTCCCGTTGAGGGAGAACAGACAAGGCAATTACGGAGCTAAGCGGGACTTGATGAAAGAACTTTGTGAGGTGTAGGAAATGCAGGAACAGGAAACGAAAAATATTATTGCGGTAATGATTAACGCATACCCGAATTATAAGCCGGAAAATATGAGACTTACAGTTGAATTGTGGGACGATATGTTAAGAGATTATACATATCAGCAGGCGGCGGCAGCATTAAAAGCGTATATTGCAACAGATACAAGCGGATTTGCCCCAAGTATTGGACAGTTAATAGCAAAGATTCACGACCTTTCGGATAAGCCGCAACTCACCGAAATGGAAGCGTGGGCGCTGGTTAGTAAGGCATTAAGAAACAGCTATTATGGGGCTGAAAAGGAGTTTTCAAAATTGCCGCCCATAGTACAAAAAGCGGTAGGAAGCCCATCAAATTTGAGAAACTGGGCCGTGACTGACATTGAAAGCGTAGAAAATGTTATACAAAGCAATTTCATAAGGACGTATAGAATTGTCGCAAAGAGGGAAGACGAACTATGCAAAATACCGGAAAGCGTAAGAGCGGTTATATTACAAACCATGCGGCCGGAAATAGAAACGAGTGAAAGTCCCACGCATATATAATATAATTATTATAAAATGGTGGTTGACATAATAATAATTCTGTGGTTTATAATATATCCATAGGGCGGCAATGATCCGCCGGAATAATTAAAGCGTGTATGTGCTAGCTCGCAGGCCTTGACCACATACAACGACCACGCAGCAGGCGTGCAGAGATCAGAGCAGACGGCTCCAGTCTATACGGTATCCACTCCGTAGGGCTGGAGCTTTATTTTTTTATTCGATCACTTCCAGGGATCCGGAAGACATGAAGCAGATCAGAAAGGACAGGGAGCCATGAAAGACAATACAGAGATTGCATATAACGGAGCAAAGGTATATACGAATCGCATCCAGGAACTAGCAGACGAATTTATTAATAATCAACTGGACGATAAACAGCGTGAAAAGATGCCAAATAACTCTAATACTTTTATGGCTATGATATTATATATCTCTGATAATATCCCGAAGGTAGATAATAATGATATACAGCAGTTAGATAATATATTTAATATATATACCAGATTATGTGTTAAATATAATATGCTGCCTACATTAGAATCGTTTAGCATGTTAATTAATATTAATCCTGGTACACTATCAGATTGGAGCAGTGGAGTATTAAGAAGTACAGTATATTATGACTCTAAAGGTAAGTATATAAAAGACTTTGCAGCATGGCAGCTGAACCACAGGGGCGAGCAGTACAGGGCGGAACCCAGTACGGCGCACGCCGAAGCGGTCAAAAAATGGAAAAATATTTGTAAAAATTTCTTGGTAAATTCTCTGCAGAATTCCCGGGGAACTGATGCAAATAAAATATTCATTGCAAAAGCTGCTTATGGCATGGTTGAAACCGCACCGGTCCTGGTAGCTAATCCAGAGCAACACCGGACAGCGGAGCAGATCGCAGCCGATTACAGCACTGCCGGAGCTCTTCCGGGGGATGTCCAACCGGATTTTTAAGATCTTTCAGCAATATGCACAAAGGTTTTAGAGTGGCAAAAAAGGAAAAGCCCGGAAATATGGGAAAGTTCGCAAAATGGTATAAATGCGAACTTTTGAAAAGGGCACAGGATCAGACCGGGGGCGGGGGTCTACTGGGAGCGGTCCCCGAGGCATAACTGAGCCCCTCAACCACTCAAAAATTAAAAAGGCCATCCTCCTACATATAGCCCACCAATTTACTACAGACAACATCATTCAATCTACATCTGATAAAATTCAAAGTTACGTTCGATAACAGGATTCCAAAATTTAAAAAATATAAAAAAGGGGTAGCACATATATGACCGGAAATGAGTATCAAAAATCCGCTATGCGGACAAATGATTGCAAGGCAACAGACAGATTAAGAAATGCGATGGAAATTTTTCATCTCGATAAACACTGTTCTGAACCGAATGCCGAGATACGCAATGCAGATTTCGGAGGAATATTCAATGCCTGCCTTGGATTATCCGGCGAGGTTGGAGAGTTCAACGACATGATTAAAAAGTGGATTTTCCATGAGAAGCCGCTCGATATTGACCATGCAAAGAAAGAAGCAGGAGATATTTGCTGGTATCTTGCAATGCTTTGTGAATCTTTTGGATGGAACCTTGATGAGATCATGCAAATGAACGTAGACAAGCTTAAGGCACGTTATCCTGAAGGCTTTGACGTTGAAAAATCGAACCACAGAGCAGAAGAGGATGTTTAAGGGAGAAAAACGTATGATCTTATTGATTGTTATGTTATTTTGGATTTTATATACATTGCAGGCTCCGTGGTGGATGTATTTGCTATTGATCCTCCTGGGGATATGTGGAACTAAGGATTGAGGTTATAGCTTATGAAAATCTACGGTAAAGAGATCACGGATGAATGTCAGTACTGCGGTGATGTCCTTCAGTGTGAATTATTCCTTCAGGGGCATGGAATCAAACAGGAACGATCCAACATCACAGAGATGTTTGCCTGCCAGATGGATCATAACAATAAGCGCGATGGAAGCGCTTCAAACATGACTGGGAAAAAGAAGAAAGAGCTTCCGGAGGATGTAAAAGCAATTTATACTGCAGTCTGGAAAATCCATAAAGGCAATCCTTATCCTAAATCTGATGAAGACTGGGAGCAGATCAACCGGGAATGTAAGGTGCTGCTGAAAATGTATGATTGCCCGTTTGCACATAGTCTGATTCAAACGATGATTGCAGAAATAGAACGGCGTGTTAAAAAGGAGTCTTAGCTTAGCTGGTTAGAGCACCCGGCTCATAACCGGGCGGCCCTGGGTTCAAGTCCCAGAGACTCCACTGTATTGTTTAGTCCATGAGCAATACCCCCTTTTATACCTCATAGCGGAATGCTGTTAAGAGCCGTCAATGGCTCGTGAGGGTTTTCCGGCTCCCATCCCACGGAGTCGGAGAGAGCAGTGTTAGTCCTGCTTTAACAACGATACGGCAAGCTCGGCATACGCGAGTAAATAGAGCATCAATCTTCAAAGCCGGCGGGTGGAACTACAGGCAGTCAAATGACAGAGATTGATTACCCTGCACGGCCCTTGCAGTCATAAGATGGGCGTAGGTGGTGGCAGAATGGTATTGCAGGCAAAGAAGCCGATCAGTAAGAGTATTGCCGAGTGACAGGCGGACGATCACCCGTAGCCAGCAACAACACATTTTCAGAAACTGACTTTGTGAGGTTCGAATCCTCACCCACCTATTTTCCATGAAAGCGCATGGATAGTGCAACGCATGGCACGATAAATATGATTGCTAACCGTCTTATGGCGGTTTCGGAACGTAGCTTAATTGGTAAAAGTGGCGTGTACACGGAAAACAACAACGAGAGCCGGATTGAAGGTTCGAATCCTTCCGTTCCGATGGTGTCGAGCTGATTTGATACTGTATGCGTAGCGCGGTCGCATACAGAGATATGGAGTGAGGTGTCCGCGCATTTCGGGGAAGCGGCAACGATTGGCGGTGTTGCAGCTGACTGTAAATCAGTTCCCAAGCGGTAAACATTGGAGGTTCAATTCCTCTCTTCCCCATTTTGCAGAAATAAAATAGAGCGTGAGATACGGTGGCGGCACAAGGTGTTTCGTAAATGTACAAGTCAGGTAAACAGCCGGGAGACACCCTACCGATAAACAGCAGAAAATCATAACGCTTGTCCCTGTTTGCAGGTGCTGACTAACTGCTGCATAATATCTGTTTCTGCAATTATTCGGTCAAATTACGCTGTCTGCCAGCAGATGGTCTATGTTTTGGCTGTATTGGCATTACACGATGGCAATTCCGGAAAAAGTTGTCGTATGCCTAACACCGCAAGAATCAAACACTGTTATGGTGTCATAGCATGGGGCGTTGAGGACTGCGGCGAACAACAATTCAGAAAGCGAGGGAGTTTTGATGGTTATAACTGCATACGGTGTAATTGTTTTTCATCTCGTTGTCTGGGTTGGAGTTCAAACCATGAAGTCCAGTAAAGCGGCAAAAAGAAAATATGGTGAAAATATGCTTGGGTTCGCATATCCGGCCATACCTACGAGGCATGAAGTACCGTGAAAGACCTTGCCAGTGAAATAAAATGCAAAATGAAAAGTGAAGAACCCGCAAAACTATGAAAAAGTAACTGGCTTGGTCTTAACAACATAACTCGGCTGAATGATTTTAGGGGCTGCCATAGACGACGGTTCCTATTGAGGAAAGTTATATCGCTGGTATGCAATTACGGTGAGGTGCACCAATAATCCGTGAGGTCGGTTCGATTCCGGCACTTTCCGCTTGAAATAATTGGAGTAAGCATGGTAGCAGAATGGTGGTTCAAATCCGCCTGCGGGCATAACTCCAGCAAGAAAGGTATCCGCCGTTTCTTTCCCAATGTTCTTGACGATACAAAGAAAATTCGGCAGTGTTCCCATAATGGTATTGGAACGGCTTGCTAAGCCGCCGGGCGTTTATTCGCCTTGTAGGTTCGAATCCTACACACTGCGCTAACTTACGACAATAAACCTAGGAAAAGGTTTGCCGTAAGCGGTAGAAAGTCCGCATGAAATTGTACAAAGTAGTGGCAAAAGCAATTTCAGATATGGCAGTTCCACTACACTGTCATATTTGCCGTATGTCCGGGTGGCGAGGGAGCGGTCTTGAAAACCGTTGGCTGTAAAAGGCTTGCAGGTTCGAATCCTGTGTACGGCGTTTCGATCTTTGATAATTGAATATTGGCGGTTTGAGTGGTATAATTTCTTTATCACAAAAGAAAGGGGATTGAATTATGCAAATATCAGTAGAACAATTTGAAAGAGAGTTAGATGCGTTGATAGATGCAGCATTATCAGCGTCAAGTAAGGAAACTGCTAGGAGGTATTTGATTCAGGCAGAAAATAAAATTTATGGATATGATAATATCCCTAAATATTTACAAAATGAATATCTGCGAAGAATTGAAAGAGCCAAAGATCAGTTAGATTTGTAATTCATTAAATACCAACCGTCAATATTCGATGGTTGGTATTTTTTTACGCAAAAATGGGGGGCAAATATGAAACATGAGAAGGAATGGTACACCTGTGATCGGTGTGAATCTGAAATAAAAATGATTCCGGAAAGAAGAACTTTTTTAACAAGGAAAGTGATTACACCGTCAGAGTTTAGTATGAGATTTGCAAATGTAACAGGATATGTTGCTGATACTGAACTTATATCTCCGTTACTTATGGCAGTTCAAATTAAAGAAATATGCGACGTTGGATACAAAGACTTTCATTTGTGCCCTAAATGTCGGAAAAAGTTTGAGGAGTGGATGAAGAATGAAAGACACAATATTGTACCTCAGTGATAGAGAAGAAAGAGTCGCAAGCTTTTTGAAAAATCTTTGCCTAAATTGCTGGAATGCAAAAAAAGAATATCTTTTGGATTTGAGACATGACATTTTGATAACAGATAAGGTTGATGTTGTTGGAAAATCATTTTATGGAAGTCATTTGGGGTGTAGATATGGGCATTGTTTATATTACTGCATCGATGAAACAATTGATAAAAACAGAATGACGGATAAAGATAATCAACAACTAATGGAAATACTGTTTCATGTTAGAGAAGGAGCAAAAGAAGTATCCGAACAGGAAATATTATATATGCTTGATATGAAAGTAGGTGGATGAAAAATGAGTATGACAGCAGTAATTGAGAGCATAGAACGTGATTCACTGCGGCAGGCAATGAAGCCAGAGATTGAAATGTCCTTGGTTGAATTTGCAGAGAAGATCGCACCATTTCCGTTATCTGAATTTCAGAAACAGTTAATTCGGGAATACGAGGAATGTGAGAAAAGAAATTTACCCTTGTATTACATTCCACCAAGAAACGCTGGAAGAGATTTTATATATCGATTGATTAAAGAGTGGGAACGTCAGTATCATTTGATAGATGCACGTTGTAGCAAATGCAACCGCCTGTTAGGAAAATTCAATGGGCAGGCTGAAATCAAATGCCCGAAATGCGGGAAAATCAATAGAATCGGAGTAGAACGATGAAATTTTGTTTCGGAGATATTGTTGTTGTCGAGGAAAATCAGATAGGTGTTGTGGTTAAAAGTTGGTGCAAATCACTCTTAGGAGCAGAAGCAAGTCATGATGTGTATGTGAGAATGACAGGACAGATTGTAAATTACCCGGAATCGCAGATACAGAGGTATATGGTTCGCCATAAATATCTTGATGAACAGGAAGTTGAGTGGAACAATAATGCCGTATATGGCAGATAAATATAGCATTTCAGAGCACCAGACGTAGAGTGCCTACGCAGAGAGCCAAATTTCCAAAATGTAAGGAAAGGAGGCTCTTTTTTTTCGTGGTATCAGCACAAAATAAAGCGGTGGTGGATGCCATCAAGAGATCGGATCTGAACAGCTACAAGGCGCTGAGCGATCTGTTGGATATGGCAAAGGTGATTGCGGATCCTGAGGGGGATCATGATCTTGCCTATGCACTTAAGCTGACAAATTTCATAAAACGGAAGATTCCAACACTGCCGCCATCCATCGTGCTGAATCAGCTGTACTGGCAGGCTATGAAGTTCGAAGCACCGCACCGGTTTGAAAGCTTTCTGCTGTATATGGAGAAGAACCGATCCCCGAAGAAGCGTTTTTATCAGCCGAGAGCAAAGACGCTTCATGTGGTGGTCGAAGACCTTCAGGATCTGGAAGACGGACTGATTGAATTCTATGGGCTATCTCTTCCTCCGCGAGTTGGTAAATCCACGGTGTGCATTTTCTTCCTTGCATGGTGTGCCGGCAGGCATCCGGATTTACATAATGCTATGGGTGGACACTCTGGAATCCTGGCAAAGGGATTCTATAAAGAGTTCCTGAACCTGATTACGTCACCGGAATATACATACAGCGAGATTTTCCCCAACGTAACATTGGAGAGCAAATCATCGGATGAATACACGGTGAATCTCAATGATCCGGACAGATTCGCGACACTTACCTGCCGTGGTATTGATGGAACATGGACCGGTGCGGTTGATATTTCTGCCGGCGGCTATCTGTATGTGGATGACCTTATCCGGGATAGGACAGAATCATTAAGTCCGATTCGACTGGAGAATCGCTATCAGGACTATCTCAATGTCATGGTTGACCGTAAGAATGACGGTGCCAAGGAATTGATGGTAGGTACCAGGTGGTGTGTTGCAGATCCGTTAGGACGGAATGAAGAGAAGTTCAAGGGGAATCCAAAGGCACGGTTCCGGAAGATCCCTGCACTGAACGAAAGGGATGAATCCAACTTCAATTATGATTATGGTCTTGGATTCTCCACAGAGTATTACAAGAACCTGCGTGACAGGTTAGATAAAAATGAGTGGATGGCTAAGTATCAGCAGAGACCGTTCGTAAGAGAAGGACTGATATTCCCTATAGATGAATTGGAATATTACAATGGTGTTCTTCCGGATGGTGATTGTCTCACAGCGGCAGCCTGTGACGTGGCATGGGGCGGCGGAGATAGCCTGTCGATGCCGTTTGGAAAATTGTTCGGTAGTGCTGATGATGGTCCTATATATATTCCAGACTGGATATTTAATAAAGGGGATAAATACGTTACCAAACCTCTTGTTGTGGCAAAAACGATGCAGCAAAAGCCAAATATGGTGCGTTTTGAAGCTAACAACGGAGGAGATGAGTATGCTGAGGATGTTGACCGGCTATTAAGGGATCAAGGATTTAAAACCAATATCTCTTGGGCAAGAGCAAGTAACCAAGTGGGAAAGATGGCGAAGATCATCCAATATGCACCGGATATAAAACGAAGATTCAGATTTCTCAAACCGGAGCTGCAGAGTGATGAGTACAAGGATGCTATGGAAGAGTTGGGGATGCTTACCCAGGTCGGAAAGAATGAGCATGAGGATAGCGCAGATGGATTGGTGCAGTTGTTTCAACTTATTGATGAAGGGAATGTAAAAACAACAATTATTAACAGCCCTATGGGGTAAAGGAGCGATCATACATGATTTCAAAGGAAATTTTAACCCAATATAGTGACTTGCAGGAGGAGGTAAAAGAGGTACGTAATAGGATTGAAAGCACTGAAAAGCAAATTGCAAAAATCGAGGAAGAGGGCAATGTTATAGATACTGTAAGCGGCGGAAGTGGCGGAATCCAGCATTTTAAGATCGAGGGATTTCCATATCCCGAGTACAGCAGGAAAAAGAGCCTGCTGTATGTGAGAAAAGCTACGCTTGTAAACCTGGAGCTGGAATTGACTGAGACTTTGAATCAGGTAGAAGAATTTATCGCGGGTGTGGAGGATAGCCGGATAAGACGGATCATTACTCTTCGGTTTATTGAAAATCTGTCATGGAATAAAGTCGCTGATCGCATTGGCGGCGGGAACACAGAAGATAGTGTCAAAAAGATGTTTTATCGCTTCATGGAAAAATAAGGTTGTCCTATATGTCCCGAAATTATTTGTTATAGTTACAATAAGCGAGAAAGCAAATAAGCCATCGTTGGAGAGATCCGGCGGTGGCTTTTGTGTTAGGTGGTGAGAGTGTGAGTGAGAAGGAACGTGAGGTTCAATATCGTGGCCGCATAAAAATATATACGGATGTGAAGGAAATCACAAAGGACAACGTTATCGATGTGCTCACGAAAGCCATGATAAAACATGAGCAGAATCGTACGCAGATCCGCTATCTCATCAACTTTGAAAAGGGTGATCAGCCACTGGTGCGTGATAAGAAGGTTCGAACAGATGTTGATATCAAGTCCATTTCGAATCTGTCACATCAGATCACAGAATTTTGGCTGGGATATTTCTGGGGCAACCATATGGCATTTGTTCAGAAATCGGATAAACATCCCAAAGGCAGCAGACCGGAAGATAATGATTCTGCCATTACACTGTTTAATGAGATGTACGATGCCGAGGATATGGAATCCAAGGATCAGCTTCTTGCATACTATCTGGAAGTTTGTGGTATATGCTGCCAACTCATTGATATTAAAAGAAATCCCAGTGATGGCGAAGCAGTATTTGATCTCGTAACATTGAATCCTTTGTATTCATTTGTTATTTACTCATCCGATGCTTATGAGCGTCCTATGATGGGGGTGTCCTATTCAGAAGAAGAAAACGGATCGAGAATATTTACATGCATCACAGATGATGAGGAATTTGTAATCCGTGATATGGTGGAAATTATCGACGGCACCAAGAATGAAAAAGGGAAAGAACTCGGCAATGGAGAATATGACATAACAAAGAATCCTTTTGGTAAGGTTCATATCATCGAGTTTGAAAGAGCCATTGACCGCACTGGTGTTTTTGAAAGGCAGATAGATGAGTTAAATGCTCTGAATATTCTGGAATCTGATCTTTGCAATGATGTGTCGCAGACGACGCAGGCAAACTGGTGGGGAAATGACATCGATTTAGACTCTGATGAAAAAGGAAATCCGAAGGGACCGCAGGCCGGACAATGGATTTTAACCAAAACAAACGGGAATGGAAAACAGCCGATTATCAAGGGGTTGGTCCTTGATTACGACTATACTGGTGTCCTTGCCAACATCCAGGCAAAGCACGATGGCATCTTGGAAAGAACATTCACACCGAAGCAGACAGAGCAGAGCGGCGGTTCTACGACCGGAGCAACAAGTCTTTCTTCTGGCTGGACAGCAACAGAAGCGGTAGCGTGTAAACAGGCTCAGATCATAAAATCAACGTACAAGCGCCGTAATGACCTTGTACTGATTGCAATAAAAAAATCACCGGATATTCCGCAGGACAGTCCGCTGTTGAAACTGAAAAACAGTGATATTGATGTGAGACCTATCCGCCAAAAGACGTTTGATATGTCCACGAAAATCAATTCACTGGCAACGATGGTTCAGAATATGGTCCATCCCAGAATTGCAATGGAGGCAATAGATTTCTTCCCAAATTTAGCAGAAGCAGTAGAAGATTCAGTGCCTATGATGCTGGAATATCAGAGAACATTGCTTGAAAGTAAAAAAGCCGGGAAAAGTACAAAAAATAAAGATGACCAAGATCCAAATCCTGATGCAAAGCGTATTATGCAAGATTCCAGTGATCAGGTAACAAACAGCCCAATCAAAGATCTGTAAATTGGCACTTATCGAAAGATAGGTGCTTTTTATATGCGCTAGGGAAAGCGTATTTCAAATTTCGCAAACGTTAGGGAAAACGGTAATCGCAGAAACAAAAAGCTCGTAGGGAAACGAGGGTAATCAATCGCAGAAAGTAGAGGTATCGAGATGAAAGAAAATGAAACAGCTAAGTTAGAAAATGAGCAGATCCAAGGACCCGGTTCTGACACTGCGCTGGACAACACTGTGGCAGAGGACACAGCCGGTAAGGAGCAGGAAGTGGAACTTTCTGTGGAGGAGCAGCTGCAGCAAATGCGCATCGAAAATGCCAAGCTGAAAAAGCAGCAGGAACAGGCGGCCAGTGATGCGGCCAACTGGAAAAAGAAGTATAACGCAACTCTGACAGATGCGCAGAAACGAGATCAGGAAAAGGCTGAGCGAGAGGCTGAAAGAGATGCAAAGTTCAACCAGCTTCTGAAGGAGAATACGGTGACTAAGCTGGAAAAAAATTTCTTGGGACTTGGATACCCGCAGGACAAGGCGACAGAGGCAGCAGAAGCCCAGTATGACGGAGACACAGATACTCTTTTCAAGATCCAGTCCGAGGTACAGCAGGCACTGATTAAAAAGAAAGAAGCCGAATGGCTTAAAAACAGACCTACTGTAAATTCCGGTGCCGGCGGTGGAGACAACGAAGATCCGTTCTTAAAGGGGTTCAATTCATAATTTTTAAGAAAGAATGAGGTAAGATATTATGGCAACAGTAAATTATGCAAGTAAGTACAGTCAGAAGGTAGACGAGCGCTTTACACTGGGATCTCTGACTGGTGCGTTGGTAAACCAGGAATATGATTTTATCGGTGTGGAGACCGTTAAGGTATACTCCATTCCTACCGTTGGAATGAATGATTACAAGACTTCAGGTTCTAACCGTTATGGTGATCCTGATGAGCTGGGGAATAATGAGCAGGAAATGACCTTGTCTCAGGACAGATCCTTCACCTTCACCATCGACCGCAAGTCTTATGATGACACTCAGATGACTATGGAAGCAGGTAAGGCACTGGCTCGCCAGATCGATGAAGTGGTAATTCCGGAGGTGGATATCTACAGAATCCATAAGATCGCAGCATCTGCAAAGAAAGAAAATATTATCGTCGGCGCAACTACCAAGACCAATGCATATGAAAGTTTCCTGTCTGTGCAGGAGAAGTTGGATGATGCAAAGGTGCCTACCGCAGGTCGTGTCTGCATTTGCCGGTCCTCTTACTACAAGTGCATCAAGCTGGATGATGCATTTACCAAGAAGGGTGATATGGCAACCCAGATTGCTATTCGTGGTGTTGTAGGTGAGGTTGACGGCGTGCCTATTATTAAGGCTCCTGCATCTTATTTCCCTGCAAACGTGGATTTCATTATCACAAATTCCATCGTATGCGTAGCACCTATCAAACTGACTGAGTACAAGATCCATACGGATGCACCCGGCATCTCCGGCTGGCTGGTAGAAGGCCGGGTTCGGTATGATGCTTTCTGCTTATCTCAGAAGTTGGATGCAATCGGCGTTCATGCGACTGCCAAGGTAAGCAGCATTGCAATTACCAAGGCACCGGACAAGACTACCTATTCTGCCGGTGAGAAGTTTGATATCACTGGTATGGTAGTAACTGCCACTTATGATGATAGCACTACCAGAGATGTGACCAAGCTCATTGGATATGGCCCTGAGATCATCAACACAACCGGGAATGTGACTGTTACATATACTGAGAATGGCGTGACTGTGGAAACCACTCAGGCTGTGACAGTATCTTAGGATAAGGTGATTGGTTATGGTTTGTTATGAAAAAGATGGCGTAACCATGATTGTTAATGAGAGCATGGGAAGGATTTTTGAATCTTGCGGTTATCAGAAAGTGGAGAACAGTTCAGCTGCTCCGCTTTCTGCGGAGATTCCTAATAATGTTCCTGAGCCGACTGACAATCCTGTGGAAACAGAGAACAAAGAAGATCAGAGAAAGTATTCCAGGTCAGAGATCACTAGAATGAGTGCTGCCGATCTGAAGAAATTGGCAAAAAACCTGGGTATAGAAGTAACAGAGGAATCTACCGGGAAAGCGCTGAAAGGGCAGATCCTTGAAAAACTTGGTCTGTAAGTGAAATGAGGTGGCAGGATGGCTGATTTTGTAGAAGAAATCAAAAAGATGATAACTGAATATGATGAACAGATCGCGGTTTCAGATCTGGTTATCAATCTTGCCATCGAAGCATTTAAGGAACTGAGAAATTATCCGGGTTCGTGGGATGAAGATAAGATTCTTGCGGACCTGGAGAAGAATAAAGCCAAGATTGCTATGGCGGCGATTGAGATTGATTCCAAGAACGGTGCAGAAAATCAGCTGAGCCATTCGGAAAATGGGATTTCAAGAACCTTTAGCGAGTATCTTATGGCTTACAAGGGAGTTGTTGGATTTGCAAATTACATCTGAAAAGAAAGGTTAAGGTGATCCGGAATCTCCCAGCCGCGGGTAAGCGGTAAAGAAGATTGAGCGTGGCGAAAGCCGCAGGCGGCGCACGTTGAGCGGTGGTGGGCGGTGTGCCATATTTTTATTTTGGAGGGAAAGGCAATGAATTTTCAGAAAGCATATGAAGCACTCAAACAGGGTGCTATGATTAAATGCCCGGAATGGGCGGGATATTGGAGATGGGAGGATAATTCCATTAAGATGCACTGTAAGGATGGCAGAATCCTTGATATTCGCGAGACAGAGAATGTTGATTACACTCTCAATTTCATTCTTCGTGATGATTGGGAGATTGTCGGGGAAGCTGATGTAAAGGATTTGGATATTCAGACATTCACATTCGGCGAAGCAATCCGCAGACTGAAAGCCGGACAGAAAGTTGCCCGCAAAGGTTGGAACGGCAAGAAACAGTACATTCAGCTTGCAACAGGCATTTCCTATGTGTCAGCAGATGGCGAGCTTGTGAATTGTGAGCATGATGCCATTGGTAATAAGGTAATAGCTTTTGTTGGAACATCTGGGGTTCAGATTGGATGGCTTGCATCACAGGCAGACATGCTTGCGGAGGATTGGATTGGAGCAGAATAAGTTCTTGTAGCAGTTATTCTTTTGTCGTATAATGGCGATGAAAGGGGATGAAACTATATGCAGATTGCAGACTATATTGCTATTGCTTCCATATGTGTATCTCTCGGGATATCGATTGTTGGTGGTATATATGCAGTTGTAACGAGTACAAGAAAATATGAATTAGCAGAGCAATACAAAAGAGAATTGTTAGAATGGTACGAAAAGACAGTAATTCTAATAATGGAACTGTTAGTGACAAGAAAAAAGAAAGATAAAGATTTATTGTTATCAAGACTATCAGCACAAATTGAAGTGGGAAGATTTTATTTTCCAAATGTAAAAAAGGACGATGGGTATGGAACAAGAAAACCTAGTGCATATCAAGGCTATCGGCATTTAGCACTTGATTTTCTTGTGTACATCTACGAAATCTTAAAAAGGGAAGATTTTGAACAATATACCGAACAAGTGTTGTCAATGGAAAGACAGTTTACATCGTTAGTTTTTGACTGCATTGATCCTAACAAAAGAAAGAAACAGCTTAAGAGATATGCAGATTATGTGATGCCTAAAGATATCACTATAAATGATTTGGCAAATATGAAAGATGCACAGTCATGTGCTTTTTGGGAAAGCATTTATGGGATGAGAGGGAATAGCTAATGCGTTCACTGAAAAAGAACAAACAACCGTTCTATTACGCCACCTATGATGCCGAGAAAAAGGCATACGAGCGTGACAAGGACGGCAATATCAAGTACATAGAGATTGACGGAGAGAAAATTGCTGTCGAGATAGGAACAGAACCAGGTTATAATGACCCGGTTCTTTTTTATGCCAACATTTCCGCAGGCAAGGGTGATGTGCAGGCTGATGTGTTCGGAAGTAGCGTTGACTATTCTCGGACAATATCTACTTGTGATATGGATTGCCCGATTACCAAGCTGACAAGGCTATGGATTGACTGTGAGCCGAAGTACAATGACGATGGCACAGTTGATGGCGACAGTGCAAATTACGAGGTTGCCGCACCACCAGCGAAAAGCCTAAATGGAATCGTGATTGCGATTAAGGAATTGCCGGAGGGTTGATATGGAAAACAGAAAAATCAATATTCTTGGAACTGAATACACGATTGAAACTCACAAAGTATCAGAGGACAGTTATTTGGAGAAAAATAAACTGGCTGGATATTGTGGAGAAGAAAGCAAGCTGATTGTGATTGCGGATATGTCAGAGGAAAAGTATTTCTCTGGCATGGACGAAAAAGAGCAAGAGGTATATCGAAAGAGAACCTTAAGACACGAAATCATGCACGCATTCTTGAATGAGAGTGGATTATCTGATTCCTCAAATCAGTATGGTGGTGCGTGGGCGAAGAATGAGGAGATGGTGGATTGGTTTGCAATTCAGTCTCCGAAGATTTTCAAGGTGTATTCGGAATTAGATATTTTGTGAGGTGGCAGTTATGTATTATTTAAGAAAAGAACCATACGAACAGACGATTCCAGCTATCAAGAAAACGGACGGAACGGTCATTCCTGAAAGAAAGTATATGGTAGAAGATAGGGCTGTTTATAAGCATCATCGTTATTCCAGATTTTATCGTGGTGAGTTTACCGGTATTAACGGAAAATATCAGGGAATGAAAGTATACACCTGTAAAACGCTGAAAAGAATCAAGCAGTTGCAGGAAAGCACTTTTGATTATTGCGGTGAGATGTTCGACATCTACGATGAAAATGGAAAGGTTGATACTGATGCCAAAGATTAGTTTCGGATTGTCCGTAAAAGAGATTCAGAACGCTATCAAGGAGATTAAGGAATATCAGAACAGTCTTCCCGGGAAATGCGAGGAGTTGTGTCAGAGGTTATCCGCCGAAGGGATAGCCATTGCGCAGGCTCACATCGGTAGCAGCGGTTTCGGCAAGTACGTTCGGCTGTCCTCGGAAATCTCACCGGAGAAAGCTGGATGCAAGGCAATGTTCTTCATGGAAGATTCGCAGAAGATTGTGAGCAAATGGCAGAATCAGGATGGTGTGCAGAGCAAAGAGATCTCTCCAGCGCTCATGCTTGAATTTGGTGCGGGACTTCCGGCGCAGAACCCGGCGAACATTCCGGGCGTAGGAACCGGAACCTATGGTTCGCATGGAAATGAGCCGGGATGGTGGTACATGGATCTGGAAGGGAAATGGCATTATGCAACTGGTGTTTCCCCGAAGATGCCGATGTACAACGCTGGTAATGAACTGAAAGACAAGGTTGTGGAGATTGCAAGAGAGGTGTTCAAAAATTAAGGAATATCCGAGGTGGTAAATTTCGTTGCAACCACGCACCATATGGGTTAAAAGAGATGCAGGAGCTGCGACGCCTGCCGGATAAGTTTGGAGGTATGATGGCTGGGTTCGATTGGAATGAGTTCTATACAGTCTTTGAGAAAAAGATGAAAAAAGCATATTCAAAGTGTACAGTCGGTCGCTACGTAACACCGAAGAACACACAATTTCCGTATTTGGATGTTTCTCTGGGTGATAATTCCGGCGGCAATTATGATCTGCGGGGAAATGAAGGAAGCCAGCGTCCGTTGATCGTCATTACTGCCTATGCTACCGGATCTGCAGCAGACGGGATCTGCAATACAATGAGCCAGGCGGCAAAGAAGATCATGTTGTCCTATGGATTCCAGTGCCGTGGCGGACCTATACCGGTTGCCAATGCATCAGACCCGAATATTTCCCGGTGGGTAGGAAGATACCAACGGACAGTTGGCAGTGGAGATACACTGCAGCAATTTAATTAACACCCATCGAAATCGATGGGTGTTAGATAAACGCAACAGAGAGCCGAAAGGCTCTTATTTTTATACCGGTTACCGGACAGGTAATCGCTGACCGCAGAAAGATAGCGGTAGAAAGTGAGGAAAAGATGGCAGAACAGGCTTTATCAACCATTGGGGTGGTATTTGGCTGGGGTATTGGTACTTTAACCACACCGCCTACATCATGGGAGGAAATTGAAGAGTGCATCAGCATTGGTGGCGTAGAGGTAACCAAAGATAAACTGGATGCAACTCCGTTGAAGTCCAAGAGAAAAAAGTATACCGGAGGTCACGAGGACACCGGTGGTGAGTTGCCGACTGTATTCAATAACACGGATACTTTCGATAAACAGTGGGAAGAGATGCTGGCGGCTTACGAAGGAAGAACAGCTACACAGTGTATGTGGTTCTGCGCATATCATCCTAAGAAAGCTAAGATGAATGTGTACATTGTTGAACCCGGATCACTGCCCGCACCTGAGTATGCAGTAGGAAATGTGTTGCAGTATACGATCAACAATACTCTGATAGATTTACCGGATTGTATCACCGCAGTGGAGCCTACTGCGCCTGGAGTCGGCGGCTGATAAAAATTAGTAAGCAAGGAAAACGGGGCGGTCTTAGGACTGCCCCTTCCCCTATAAACAGGGAGAAAGGGAAGGAATATGAGAACTATTACTGTAAACGGAACTGAATTAAACATGGTATTTACTTACGCTGCGGCAGAGTGCAAGGAACTGGTGCAGAGAATGTTCAGCGTAGTGTCTGGATCTTATATTTTGAAAAATAATAGTGAAAACAGGGCAGAAGCGGTGCTGGATGGTACAGCAGAGATGGTTGCAGAGATTCCGCAGATCTGCAGTATTGCGTTTTACGCAGGCTTGCTGGAAAAGAATCCTTCTTCGTTTGAAGATGCAAGATCAATGATGCGCACCTATATGGAAGAGAATGAACTGTCCTATGCTGGATTGTACAAGCAGATCAAGGCATGGATGGAGGAGGATGGTTTTTTCAAGCTGTCCGGTCTGACGGAGATGTTGGAGCAAATGAGTCAGAATGCGGAAGAGAAGATTCAGAAGCAGCCCAAGGCTCCGCAGGATCACCGGAAGAAGTCAACTTCCACAAAATAATCTGGGAGGATCACTTCCCATTGGCATACGCCATAGGAATCTCCTTGGAGGAATTTAAGCATATGACCCCAACAGAACTGGGGTATTGCCTAAAAGGTTATGAAATGCGCCGGAAGATGCAGGACAGGGCAGTGTGGGAATACTTCGGCACCTATGGTTTGTCTGCTGTTATGACGGCGGTAGAGCATTGTCTGGCAGGCTCCAAAGCGATATCGAAGTATATCGAGAAACCAAATCTGCAAGATGGAACATTACAGAGCAGACCGCTTACGGAAGAGGAAAAAATGTTAGAAGTAGATAAGTTCTTTGCACAGGAAGAAGCAAGAAGAATTAACTGGCGGAGAACACATAGAAAAAAGATGGAACAGCAGGGCGGCAATGTGTCATAGCATTGCCGCTTTTTATGGCATTTACTATTTTTGCAACCTGTGATATGATGAGGGTGTGGAGGTAATGCCTATGGTATGCAGATACTGTGGATACGATATGGGTAGTGATGAATTGCTTCTCTGCCCGAAGTGTTTTAAAAGCACGGAACTGAATGAAGAAAATATGAAAAACATATCTGCTACAATACGGCAGATGAAACCAAAGAGAAAGAAATCAGTAGTGCATGATTATTCGGAGGAAGAGATTCTTGCTTTAGGGTTATATCCAAAGGATGAAGGATACAAAATGAGCCTGATATCTCGGATACTTGGCAAATAATATATAGAAATCAGAAGGAGCGGTTTTTCCGCTTCTTTTTTTGTACTGAAAATTACCGGCTATTGAATGAATGATAGTCGCTGACTTATAACAATTAGAAAGTTGGTGAGTTCGTGGGAGCAGAAATTGACCGCTTAGAAATAGAGGTTGAGGCACAGGCCACAAAAGCAAATAATGCTTTAGATAAACTAGTTGGAAAACTGGAACGACTCGCCGGATCCCTTGGTAATATCGATGGAAATGCCCTTACAGGACTTTCGAAGGGTATCGATAGCCTGAGCAATTCCATGCAGGGAATGAAAAATGTTGGAACGGCTGACTTTACCAGACTGGCTAAGAATATATCACAGATTGGAAGCGTAGATACTTCCGGCATAAATAAGACGGCAAATGCGATTAACCGCATTTCCTCATCTTTAGGGCAGCCGGAATCTGTGATAAATGGTGCAGCAGCGATTGGAGAACTTGCAAAGGGTATATCCAAGCTGGGAAATAAGAGCGTTATCACAGCTATCGACAATATGCCAAAGCTGGCAACGGCATTAAACAGCATGATGAATACCCTGTCTAAGGCTCCTACGGTTAGCAGTAATCTGATCAATATGACTACTGCACTGGCGGGATTGGCGAATCAGGGCAGCAAGGTAGGAAGTACTACCCGGAGCATGACAAGCAGCCTTAATGGCTATTCTGCGAGCACACAGAGGGCATCTAAGAGCAGTAAAGGCCTGGCATCTGTATTCGGATCACTATACGCAAATTTCTTCTGGGTAAAGCGTGGAGCGGATAAACTCTGGAAGTCCATTGAGACCTCTATGGACTATGTGGAGACTCTGAACTATTTCGATGCTGCCTTTGGACAGGTTGCAGAGAGTGCAGTCTCCCAGTGGAAAGACGCAGGAGCAGAATCAGCGGAAGCCTATTATAAGTCGTTCAGTGACCGTGCGAAACAGCTTACCTCTAAAATGACCGGGTTCTCTGTGAAAGACGATGGAACCTTACAGGCAACGGGGCAGCCCAGTCTTGGTATTGATCCCGAGAAGCTGATGAACTATCAGGCCACCTTCGGTCAGATGGCATCCTCTATGGGAGTTACCGCAGAGACATCATTGAAGCTGTCGCAGGCTCTTACAGAGATCGGTGGAGACCTCGCATCCGTAAAGAACCTTGATTTTGACAAGGTTTGGAATGATATGGCATCCGGTCTTGCCGGAATGAGCCGTACACTGGATAAATACGGTGTTAATATCCGTAATGTAAACTTACAGCAGAAGTTATATGAACTTGGTATTCAGGCAAATATCACGGCGCTGAATCAGAACGACAAGGCACTGCTCCGGGCAATCATCCTGTTAGACAGCACCAAGTATGCTTGGGGAGATCTGGCTACTACGATCAACCAGCCTGCAAACCAGTTGCGATTGATTGAGAGCAACTTCCAAAACCTGTCCCGGACCATAGGCAATCTGTTTTTGCCAATGGTATCTAAGGTATTACCGTATGTCAATGCTATGGTGATTGCCTTACAGAGACTGGCTACATGGCTGGGAAATCTGCTTGGAATTGATCTTAGCAAGGTTACATCATCAGTAGCCGATAGTAGTTTTGATTTCGGATCCATTGCCGATGAAGCGGAAGCGGCTACAGAAGCAGTCAATAAGCTGCAGAAGGGCATTCGTAAGTTCGATGAACTGGATGTGATTACCACCTCTTCGGGATCCTCTTCTGGCAGCGGCGGTGGTTTAGATTCCGGGCCGTTGGATGATGCTTTCAACAAATCCTTCGAGGAATATCAGAAAGCCTGGGATGAAGCTTTTGCCAACATGGAGAATAAGGCACAGAATCTTGCCGATAAGATTGAGGAATTCTTCGCACCTGTGAAGAAAATCTTCCAAGATCTGTTCGATGGTGACTTCTTCGCCGCCGGACAAGATACCTCTAAACTGGTGTCTGGGATTTTTAACTGGTTCGCCGATGCGATTGCGGCGGTGGATTGGTATAAAATTGGTCACAATATCGGAGAATTCCTTGACGGGATTGAGTGGGGAGAAGTATTTCTTGCAGCAGGCAACTTTTTAGAGACTGCCATTGATGCTGCCGCAGATTTGTGGAAGGGAAGTTTCGATGCGGATCCTATTGCTACGGTTATTGTGTCAGCGCTAGCAATTGCAAAATTTTTAGGTTTAGATAATGTTCTAAAGGACAAGATTGCGAAAGCAATACCGTCAAAGCTGAATTTGAGCAATGGCGTAAAAATAGTTTTACTGGCAGCAACGTTTGTTATTGGATTTAATGTTGGTAAGGCAATAGGAAAAGCATTATTCCCGGATGACAAGGAAATATATGAAAATTTCACATGGTTTGGTGATGGAGGTTTTTTTGATACCATAATAAATACAGATATACCAACATTAACGGATGCGTGGAGACGCATGGTTGTTGATATGTCTGGTATGAATGGAGTTGTAGATATTGCTTCAGATAAGGTAAGTAAGCTTGTTGATTTATTCAATAACAGTAAAATAGACATAACAGACACATTTGGACTCACATCGGCATTAAAAAACGTGTCACCTCTTGTAGAAAACTGGTTCACGGAAGATGTTAAGCCGTGGCTATCTAAAGAAAAATGGGAATCTTTAGGGGACAATGCAAAAAAAGCACTATCTAGTAAGTGGGATGAATTTACAGAATGGTGGGGAAATACTGGATTCGCAAAATGGTGGGATGACGTATCTTCTCATTTTTCAACAGAATCTTGGACATGGGATGGAATTGAGAAAGGACTTTCACAGGCATGGGAGAATGCAGTCACTGCGGTGAAGGGAATCTGGAACCGATTTGCCGATTGGCTGAATGACAAGCTGAATATCTCTTGGGATTCTATAAGCTTTGCGGGAAAAGAAATCATTCCAGCAGGATCAATAAATCTTGGAAAAATTCCAGGATTTGAAGGCGGCGGATATGTGCCTACGAGGTTTACATTATTCAAAGCTGGTGAAAAGGGGGTGCCGGAGATGTTAGGGACAGTCGGTGGTAACACAGCGGTTGCCGGTGGCGCGGAAATCACAGGCATTAGAGATGCTGTGTTCACAACTGCACAACAGGAGATAGAACTGCTGCGTCGCCAAAATGAAATTTTATTGCAGCTTCTTTCCAAACCAACAATCAGTAATGATGATGTATTCAGTGCTGCTAAGGCTGGATATAAGAGCGAAGCCCGGCGGCTGGGAGCACAGGGAAATCCACAGATGGTTTGGGGATAAAACGTTGAAAGTAACCTCTCTATATGGTATATTTAAGGCAAATATATTGTGTAGGGAGGTACTTATTATGGGTGCTGGTTTAGCTGCATTGGCAATAATAATAGGGGTTGTTGCATTGGCGGAATGGCTGGTAAAGGATAAAAAGCCGAAACATTTTGATTGCTGTCCCAACTGCGGTAGCAAACGGTTCCATGCTTTTGTCGAACAGGAAGTAATCAGCCAAGGAAAGGTGAAAACGACATATTCTGCGAATCTGAATCCGCTTAAGCCTTTCACCCTGGTTAATAAAAAAGAAAAGGTTGTTAGGCAGCCGGTTACGAGAAATGTTTCAAAGTTTGTGTGTGATGACTGCGGTAATATATTTGGATAATACAAGTGGCTCCTATGCGGAGCCCCTTTCTGAAATCTATAACATAGAAAGAGCAGCATTGAAGCTGCTCTTTTTGAGTGCAAGGAGGATGTAAAATGGAAATAGTATTATGCATAGTGATCTCTATTATTGTTTCGGCAGTAGTATCCATACTGATGCTGAAATTTTTCGCATACAAGTACTTTGAGGTGATTGATAAGTATGTCAATGAAGTGATGGATGGAGTGAAAGAATTTTTTCAACTTTCCAAAAATCAATGAGGTATACAACATGACACAAATGATTTACCCAAAGGCGTTAGATGAACTACTTTCTTTTCCAGCGTCAACTTGTTTTCTGGATATTTACTAAGTGATGATATATATTCAGTAGAGTTTTTGAATGGTTCATAAAATTTATCATCACTTGCATGCTGGTCTTCAGGTATTTCCAAAAGACCTAATCGAATTAGGGACGATATAGATACGGATTTATCATGTGAGTTAATCGATGATGAACCTGCAAGAAAAATATTGTCTGCTAATACTCTAAAAGAACCACTTTCGTTTACAGTTAGGCGGAGATTACATATTGCAAATATTTTATCTGGATAGAATGACTGTAAAATAGTGGCATCAGTTTTGCTCATTTGTCCAATAATTTGAGCAAATGAAGGATGAACATTTTTTTCAGAGTCGGTTGCTGAAGTAAGCAAAGCAACAAAAAGCCGACGAAGATCGTCTTCTTCAACACAATATTTTGCTTCATCAAGAGTTTTAAGAACCATTTGTGTGGTAGGTTCTTTACGACGTTGTTCGGGGACGGTTTCCAAGGAGTATTCTAATTCTTTTTTGAATTTTTCAAGATCTTTGGTATATTTAATACGGCGTTTTTCAGCTAACTGAGAAATCCCACCAAAGGCGAGAAACCAACAATCCGACAACGTTTGCCCAATGCCTTGAGTTGGTAAATCAGTTACATTTTTAATTGCATTGTCTACGGAATCTGGAAGATTTGCATTAATATTGATGTCAGTCATATAGGTGTACCTCACTTTCCTTTGTCATGTGTATACTATCATTATAATGAATGTGAAATTAGGTTTCAATGATAAAAGGTATAGGATATATTTCGATATAATGGCATAACCGCTTCGATAAATCGAAAGACTTGAGCTATTGAAAAAGTACGGATTCTGTAGGACAATGGTAATATAATAAAACCGTGAATGCGGGGAAAGTACAGGGGATAACGATGAAATTTTGTAGATGCGGAGAAAACTGTAAACCTTATATTGGTAAAGATGGTGCTTTACGATGTAAAAAATGTGGAGAGAAAATCGAGAAGAATAACAATATAGTTATAGGTATTGATCCATTTGAGGATGGGGATCCAAGTACTAGCTACGAAGAGGAACATGACTTCTAAAATATAATAGATTCATTGCAGCAGAGAGTTAGGATGTTATAAGGTGAAAAGAAACGGAGTGTGTATCGTCTGCCTGTCAACAACATTCTATGCGTCATTACGATATGGGTAATACGAGCCTTGACCAATGTTTAAAATCAGAAATGGTTTTAATGTGGTCAGGGCTTTTTTGATACTAAAGATAACGAATTCTGAAATACAAAAGGTTACGGAATGAAACTAAATCAAATAACCAATATGGAGGAATGAGTTATGTTAGTGGAAATTAAAACTGTAAACAAAGAAGAGGTAACCGTTGTAACAAGCCTGGATGTGGCAGAAACTTTTGGGAAGGAACACAAGAATGTCCTCGCTGATATAAGAAACATTCAGAGTGATATTAGTAGCGCTGAATTTTCAGCGCTATTCTATGAAGAGGCTTATACAGCGTCAAATGGAAAGAAAAATCCTATGTACTACATGAACAGAGATGGTTTTACACTTTTGGTCATGGGGTACACGGGCGAGAAAGCTATGCAGTTTAAGCTGGCTTATATTAAGCAGTTTAATGCGATGGAAAAAGCTCTTATTGGTAAAATCAAAGAGCGAGAGAAAGGGATTGCTGTTAGACAGGCTTTAACAAAAGCTATTCAGCAATCGGGAGAGAATGATCGTATGCACGGACACGTATATTCTACTTACACAGATTTGATTTATAAAGCTGTGTTAGGAAAGTCAGCGAAGCAGTTAAGAGAAGAATTTGGAATCGGAAAGCAGGATAATTTACGTGATTTGCTTTCAGAGGAAGAACTTGTCAAAGTCAAATCTGTAGAAATGGTCGTAAGCGGTCTTGTGGACTGCGGCTGGGGATACGATGAAATCAAAGCATTTATTATGAACACAGAAAGAAAGCTGATTGTAGCAGCGTAAATATACATATGAGCACTTACCTTCGGGTAGGTGCTTTTCTTATACGCAAAATTCCGACTGTCGACTAGATGGCAGCCGCTAACCGGAACAATTAGAGGTGGAGATCATGGCTTACAGTGGATGGCTCTTAAAGATTGGAAATTACACAGTGGATGAAGAACGGTTCATCAAAGCTGAAAGCTACAGCCCTTATGCCAACATGCAGGTACTGGATCCTTGGACGGATGCAAACGGCTATGAGCACATCAATGCCGTAGATCTGAAGGCTTTGAAGGTGGAGTTTGAAACACCGGCTGGACTCACGAATGATGACTTCAAAGAGTTCATGGATAGGATCCGTGAGAATTACGTGGAGGGTAAGGCACGAAAGTGTATAGTTACAGCATATATCCCGGAATATGATGATTATGTGACCCAGCTTTGCTACATTTCTAATTTTCAACCGCAGATCTATGGAATATATGATGGGAAAATCCATTATAATTCCATTCGGTTCGCAATCATAGGAGGTGTGGCAAATGATTGAGTATAAGCACGAAGATCTCTTCCGGGATGGAACCGATAAGCAGCTGAGTATAGTGTCCGCCGATGGAAAGGTGAGTATCACTAATTCAGATATCCACTACGAGCAGTTCGAGCTGAAGGAAAGCCTTTGCTCACAATCAGAACTGACCTTTGGGGCCTGCGAAGCCAGTCAGATAAAATTTAAGATATCGAATGTATTTACATCGATGGTGGGAATGCATCTTGCAGTTACCACTACATTAGAGGGGCAGAAGGATGCTCCTTTTTCTTTTGGAAAATACAAGGTTGTATCCGACAAGCCGACAGCGGACCGCAGATATCGGAATATAACTGCCTACGATGCCATGTACGACATCCTAAATGCAGAGGTGTCCGGGTGGTATAACAGCCTGACATTTCCGATGACACTTCGGCAGTTCCGGGATAGTTTTTGTGCTTATGTCGGCTTGGAGCAGGAAGAAATCACGCTGGTTAACGATGGTATGACTGTGGAGAAGACTATTGATCCCGGAGAACTCCCGGGAAAGACAGTCATTGAGGCTATCTGTGAGATCAATGGCTGCTTTGGTCATATCGGTCGAAATGGTAAGCTGCGGTATGTGGTGCTGGAGCAGATGATCGAGGGGCTGTATCCGGCGGATGATCTGTATCCGGCAAATGACCTTTATCCTGCAGATCCGATGGGCACCACAGAGGTATCTCGTAGCCACTATATCTCTTGTCAGTATGAGGATTTTATCTGCCAGCATGTAAACAAATTGCAGATCCGCCAGGAAGAAAATGATATCGGGGCAATCTCCGGTACCGGTGATAACTGCTACATCATCGAAGATAACTTTTTAGTGTATGGCAAGTCTGCTGCAGACCTACAGACTATTGCAGACAACGTCCTCAGCGTAATCGGTGTCGTATGGTACCGTCCAGCACAGGTGGAAGCCCACGGCAATCCCTGCCTGGAGGTGGGAGATGGTATATTACTGCACACGACCCGGGAGACTATCTATACATACATACTGCAGCGTACGTTGAAAGGTATACAGGCTCTAAAGGACAGTTATACTGCGGAGGGCGAGGAGTACAGAACCGGGCAGGTCAATGGCATAATGAAGTCCATTATCCAGCTGAAAGGCAAGTCGAATGTCCTCACACGGACGGTGGAAGAGACCAAACTGGAACTGAAGGATGTCAACGAAAATCTGTCTGCACAGATCAGCATCAATGCACAGCAGATACTTACCAAGGTATCCAAGGACAATATCGTATCTGAGATCAATCAGACGGCGGAGAGCATAAAAATCAAAGCCGAAAGGATAGATTTGGTTGGTATCGTCAATGCAGATGAGATGGTAGTAAAATATGCGACCATTGAGAACTTGAATATAACCAAATTGGAGTTAAACAACCTGATTGCTACCAAGGCGACTATTGATTCACTGAACGCTGTGAGCGCTCGTCTGAGCAACGTGGAATCTAATTATATCAGTGCCGGTACAGTAAAAGCAAATTACATGGAAGTCGCAAATTGGACATCCTCCGGCGTGATCAAGGCGGACAGAATCAGCGCAGCGACAATCGTAAATAAATTGTCAAGCGTGGACTTGGTCAGTGTGCGGGCAATGGGTGTCAGCGGATATATGAACTATAAAGGTACGGTAGTTGCATGGAGAACCAAGACTATCAATGGAACTGTTATTACGTATTTAGGACCGGAGGATTAAGGGATATGAGCAATTTAGAGATCAAGGAATTTAGTCAGGCCATTACGAAATTTGTGGATGAATCCAGCCTGCCGGAGGAAGTCAAGCGACTTGCATTACAGGAGGTTCTGACACGACAAGAGCAAAGAACTAGAGATGCGTTACTGGCAGAAATTGAAGCCAGGGACGCTGAGGAGCAGGAGGTGAAGCAGGATGCAGAAAGCGTATAATCCTACTGTTTGGGAAAACACTCCCTCTATTAACACTCCGTTGAATGAAACGAATTTGAATAAGTTAAGTCAGGGTGTGAGTGAGATTGATAACCGCGTGATAACGCTGGACTTGACCAAGTTATCAATCACGGAAGCTAATGGTTTGGTAAAGAGTATTGAGCTGAACCAGGATACAGGTGATATTACGATTACGTATTATTCCGGGGCAACCAGTGTATTACACACTTTAATGGCACAGATCGCCATTAACTTCGGCTACGATCCCAGCACGGAACGACTTATCATCTACTTAAAGGATGGAACAGAGCAGTACATAGATCTGTCAGCACTTATTACTCAGTTTGAGTTTTTGGAATCTGATACTATTTACTGGACCATAGATGGGGATGGCAAGGTAAAGGCTGATATCAAAGCTGGCAGCATCACAGGAGACAAGCTGCAGCCCAATTATTTGGCCGATATTACGGTACAGGCAGAAACGGCAACACAGCAGGCATCTGCGGCGGCAGCATCTGCGGCGCAGGCTAAGATAGATGCGGATCGCGCGGAGACTTACGCAAGCATCAGCGAGCCTAAATTTTATTTAGATGAGACCACAATGAACCTTTATATGAAGGATGGTGTAGGTGTGGATTTTGTAACGGATGACAATGTTTTGTATTGGAAAGTAGCATAGAATAAGGAGGATTGAACTATGTCAGTACCGGAAGGTTATAAATCTCTCGGAAAGATCGGAATATCTTACAAAGGAGATTACAACTCTAATACCGCATATGAGCGACTGGACGCGGTATTTCACAATGGTAGTACGTATTTGGCTATCAAAGATGCTCCGGATGGAGCGCCTAGGGATGATAAGACCAACTGGATCTATCTTGCCAAAGGTTATGATGGAGAGACAGTGGATGTGGCAGATTCAGAGATTGCATTTACGGATTCAGAGACCCGGGAAAATATTGTCAGCGGGGAAAAGGTATCTACAGTTTTTGGCAAAATAAAGAAATTTTTTACCGATCTGACAGCACCGGCATTTGCTCAGATGATCACCACAAAGGAGGATCTGCTGGCTACCAAAGTGACCGGATATGTGCCGGATGCCAAGGCGGTAGCGGATACATATACTGAGTTAAATAGGAAGTTAGAAGCTAAAATCGGCTATATGGATAGCCAAAATGGTACAAAAATAATAAATAATAATGGATCCTATATAATTCAGAGCAACGGATATATCCGCACATATTTTGACACATCGCCTGGTGCTGTAAGGGTAAACAATGTAACGTATATCTATTTTGGATCATCTATTATAATGACTTTTCCGCCGATCCCGGTGAAAGCAGGTGACATAATAACTGCTGTTGGTTTTAACAGTAATCAGTCCTCGATATCATTTGTTCCGGAAGCATCAAGCGAATAATGTGGGAACATAATTACCTTATTTCCAGTATCGAAAAGACAGCATCTGTAGGGTTATTATTTGACCATCCAGAAAACATAAAATAATAATCCCCACTAGACAACGCCACAGCCCCAGTGCCACCAGATCCGGTTGCAAATGTTTTTAAACTTGTCCAATTAGTACCATCCGCAGAATATTGTAAATTGCCGGACCAAAAAAGAGCATTGTTGCCGACTGAATAATATAGTTGTGCACCATTTTTTATAGTTATTTTTTTGGTGTATCTAGCATTCCAAGCACCACCAGATGCCAAATTTGCTGGTTTAAATGTAATATTAGTGCCATCTGTATACACAGACATATTGCTGTTGCATATCCAGTCAGATCCTTTTGTATTAGCAAATTTAAATTTTTGGAAATTGCAGGGTATGCTTCCGATAACCTCTCCGTCAACAAAAATATCTAAACAATCTGTTTCCGAATTATATTGACATAACTTCCTATTTAGCGCAGTAGATAAGTAGATCAGAAGGCGGGCACGGCCTTAAACAGTGCCAGAAAGGAGTCCTGTTATGGGCTATATCAAATTTAAAGATAAAAAGACCGTACAGCTGGTCGTAGTATCAGAAGAGAGTCCTCATGTGATCCGGATCACCGGAGACAACATCACAATAAATACTGACGGCTTCCGTCTCTATTTGGACGCAGATTGCAAATATCCGCTGGATAATGGTGAGTATGAGGCATACACAACTTTATTCCGCGAGGGTGACGGCTGGTATGAGCTGTCCGATGACGGATCCGTATATATTGAGCCGGTTTCACCGGTGCAACCGGAGCCCACAGAAGAGGAGCTTGCAGAGCAGGAACGGCAACAGCAGATCAGTCAGTTGACAGCGCAGATTGATGACCTTAAGACCCGGATCGCTGCCAGCGACTATAAAGTCATCAAAACATACGAGTATACTCTTCTCGGTGAGCAGACCGAGTATGACATGGAGACTGTCCATGCAGAGAGACAGGCTCTCCGGGATCAGATCAATGATCTGGAGACGCAACTGGCAGATCTGACAGCGACCACAGAGTAGGAGACCGCCTATGAGAGTGAGAGATGGTCCTGACACAATTACATAGTAACTAAGAGCCAAGAGCCGATTGCTTCCCGACGGGAGGTGACCGGTTCTTATTTTAAGAAAGCGAGGTCTATATTATGGACAAAGTAAAAGCAACTGTGATTGCAGCATTATCTGTGTTAATGAGTTGGCTGGGGATCTTGGCAATCCCGGTATTACTGCTGGTGGGATGTAATATCATTGATTACATCACCGGACTGATGGCTGCCAAATTTAGGGAGGACGGAGGCATCAGCAGCTATAAGAGCATCCGCGGCATCTATAAAAAGATTGGCATGTGGATGTTGGTAATTGTCGGAGCATTTGCGGATGTGTTAATCCAGTACAGCGTGGAATGTGCCGGCATTGAAATTGCAGTGCCATTTGTAGTTGCAACGGTGGTAGCGGTATGGTTGGTGGTTAATGAGCTGATTAGCATTCTGGAAAACCTGAAGGATAGTGGGGTAAAGATCCCTCCGTTTTTAATGCCGCTTATGAAATATATCAATCGCAAAGTAGAAGATAAGGCAAAGTTGCCCGAGGAAACACAGGAGGTAACTGGAGAATGAAAACAGGAAATGGACTGGCAGAATATGCAAGAGTGCACCTTGGAACCCCGTATTTTTACGGGGCCAAGATCCATGAGGGGAATCTCAACGAAAAGAAAATGAGCACCATGCATGCCATGTATCCCAAAGTGGTCACAGTAAATTACATGGCAAAGGCAAGGCGAAAGGGGCAAGTCGGCAAGGTTAATGTGGACTGCTCCGGTCTGATCTCAGGATACCGGCAGCTTAACATCGGATCCTACCAGCTCTATCAGACCGCCTACACCAGGATGCCGATTGCAAAGATCAATGATTTTGCGCCCGGAGTTGTCCTGTGGAAATCCGGACACGTAGGTGTTTATATCGGCAAGGTTAATGGTGTACCCATGTGTATTGAAGCAAAGGGCATTAACTATGGTACAGTCATGAGCAAGGTATCCGCGACAAAATGGGTATATGGCTTGACTTTTAAGAATATGGATTACACCTACGATGTAAAAGTGCCGGGAACCTGGAAGGGGACAAACCCTTACACAGAGCCTACCATGACGGTAACCAGTAAGGCACAGGCAAGGAAGAAAAATATCAAGGTATTTCTTTCCACGGGCGATGGTGTCAAGTGGATTCAGTGGGAACTGATGGAGGCTGGTCTGCTGACAGAAGCTGACATCGACGGTATTTGTGGTCGGAAGACCGTAGCAGCAATCCTTAAATATCAGAAGTCCTGTAAGATTACTGCCGATGGACTAGCAGGCAAGACCACCAGAAAATACTTGAAAGCAGCATAATGTGCAGCGGTATTTTTCATTGACGGATCAGCAGAAGGTATGATATTCTAAAATTACCCATTGAATCCTTCTCATGGTTTATCATGAGAAAAGAGTGGCGAACAAGAAGGGGTGTTCGCCACTCTTTTTATATTAACTAGGAATTTAGTTAAATACAATGAGGAAACAGACAGCCTTGACGTATTTTTTAATGGTGAGATTGCTGGCTCTTTTCCTTGTGGCTTTCAAGCACTTGACCTTTATAATTATGGTGACGAGTGTGTTGATGTCACTGGTGGTTGGACTATTTTCGATTCACATGTTAACGCAACATTTACTAAAAATGCAAATGGTATGTATTTAAAGACTACAGGAGATGGTGTTTACCTTAATATTAAAACAGCTAACACCATTGATTTTTCAAAATATTCCAAATTATGTATTGAGACTTCTGATTGTAAATTAGTTAGGTCTCAACCTTGGATGTTGTATGTTAAATGTGGTGGTTCTACTTACGACATTGTTGAACGTGTATCAGAATACAGGACAGAAACCATAGACCTTCCTGATACAATGAAATTTGCTATAACAGGTAATAATGAAACAAATGTGACGATAACTGTAAATAACGGTGGTGCTTATGCTGATTCTGTAACAGAGATTACCATTCACAGAATTTATCTCATTAAGTAATTATTTTTTTGTATATTCAATGTCTAAATACAAATTATAAACAGCTTGCTTTGTCGCAATTATTCGTACACCTTGGCTATCAACAGTAAATTGTGCTCCATATCCGCTTGCATCAAAATATGGTCTTATTGTTCCATCACATTTAGCGGCCAATGACATTTTTACTACATCACTGTTATTAATCGTAATAGCCGGATCGATAATTACGTTCCCGCCGGCTGGAATGGTAGCATTATAATTAATTATTTTTTTAAACAAATCTTTTCCATCCAGTGTTCCGATTTTTGCTTCTACGCTTGTTTGCAGATTTAACTTTAACTTCCTATTTATTCCATGTCTTTTATATAATCTATGTAGTCCATAATTATTTTTCGTATCACATCGCTGTATTTATCTGCAATTACATAGTAGTCATATCCGTTATATTTCCATAAAAAAAGCAAATTAGAAGAATAATATACATGGATGTCTACATTACTATATGTTCTTTTATAGCAGAAACGATATCTATTTGAAACGTTATAGTTCTTTGCCATTCCAATAATATAAATTCCGTCCGAAGAATAACTAAGTTCATAACTATTCACCTGTACATTTTTATCATCATAAGAGGACTGGCTAGGATTGGTGAGCATGGAAGTCCCGGAAGAATTCTTATCCATCCACCAGAAGAATCCACGATGATGGTCCGCTTGACTGCTATGGCTTAAAGCCAAAATCATAAAGGATATAGCAACGGCTGCAATAGCGGATAGAGCAACTGCAGTAGAATGATTCCTCTTTGGTGGTGCAATTTTTATAATACGAGACGGCATCTTATTATTTGGCAGCACATATTTTATTTTTTGCACTGGTGCATAAAAATCCTTTTCGAGGTAGATAAGTTCCTTGACCATCAAATCGATTAAGTTGGTGTCTAATCTGGACGGCCGGCGGAAATACTGTTTGTATAAGGCTTTTTTCATCTCTTCTAGCAATGACATTTTCAAATCCTCCATGACTATATTATAAAGTACAGGGCCGGTGGGGGAACTGGAACATATTACCAGTAAAATTGGACCGGTAGGCATTGTATAATAGCACAACGGAGGTGCAAGATGCTGATTATAGATATTGCGTGTAAGAACAGACCAGAGGAACTCCTGAAGGCTTTGGAGAGGATTCATAATACGAAGAAGATAAATATGGAGATCAATCTATATTCCGATACATTCAAGCTATTTTCGCATTGCTATAAGGAAAAGGTTGATATGGTAATTCTGGCAGATCAGATTAATGCTAAGATAGATAATTTCGATATGGCATATCATCTGAAAGCCTTGAATGAACACATCATGCCGGTGATCATCGGTGAAGAACTTCCGGACGATTGCATTGATAAAAGGGCTGGCCACGCAGAACTCTTTGAATATATTCAGCCGGAAACAGTTCAATTCGTACTGCCGGATGTGATCCGGTATGCAAACAGAAGAGCAGGGGAAAAAGAGAACATACGCCTATCCTATCGGTGGAAGAACGAGGACTACGTGGTGAATCTGGACAGGATCCTTTATTTCTATTCCGAACACCGGATCATAAAATATGTGGATGCAGGGGGAATGCAGGGCGTGTTTTATCAAAAGCTAGATGTGGTAGAGGATGCACTTCGTGAGACTGGTGCATTTATCCGGGTGAGCAAGAGCTTTTTAGTGAATAAGAGGTACATACTTTCCACTACCAGTAAAGAGGTTGTAATGATGAATAATACCCATATAAGCGTCACCAGAGCATATAGGGCAAACATAAAGGACATGTAGGTTAAATTGTCCACAACACTGTCAAAATGAGCACATGAGCCACACAGAGCCGTTGGAACATGGTATGATATTTCTACAAAGATTACCATATCTTGTAGTTGCAAATATCGAACAAATGTTCTATAATAACCATATCGCTAACTTAGGGATGTGTGGACGTGAAAGGGTGGTTACATTGGACGGAAGAGAAGCTGTAGAGTATCCTGCGGAAATGACAAGTGAAGAGTACCGGATTGAACTGGATCGGATGTTTAGAGAACTGGATGATAACCGGTTACTTAGATATTTCTATATTTTTGTGTCAGAGAAAATAAATAGGGCGCAGTAAGCGCCCTGGGAGATGACCATGAATAAAAAATATAAAAAATGTCTTTGGAATAAAAAATACAATATTCCAAAGACGGAGAAAAAAATAAACTATTTTAACTGTGAAATCAGCAAGGACAATAGAGAAATTAAATTACAACGGCAAAACAATTTTTATTAACAGAAGAATCTAATTCAGCCACTTCATGAACTGTGGAGATCATGCAATCACAGATATCTCTATCAAATTGTAAAATATTATTCATATATATATTGTTTATAATAGATGAATCTATCGTCCCACCAATAGAAAGAACGCGAGGGGTATCTAAAACAAGATTCTTTTCGAACTTATAATTTGTATTATCACCAATAATAGATGTATATAATTCGTTATTTTTTGTTTTCCCAATTACTATAAAAGAGGACTGTAAGTGTTCCTGAGTATCAGGAAACTTCATTAGAAATTCTAATAAATCCCAAAAGTCGTCTATAAAATAATCATTTATTTCGGCACCCATCTGATTTATAACATGTTTTAAGAAGTGTTCTATTGGCTCTAAATATCCAGCAAAACCTAAAATGATATTTTCATTAATCTTCTTTGTCTTATTATAATGTTCAGAGTAGCTTCCGTTTACTCCAGCACGTCCATCGCTAACTATTATGGCATGCCCCCTATTTGCATATCCCAATATTAAACTCATATTGCCTATTCCTCATACAGTAAATCAATAAGTTCCAAAATATGTTTTTTCTTCCGGTCATCAAGAGAGTAGTACTTTTTGATGGCTTCTTTTAATTCTATATCTTCTGAAATACGAGCATCTAGTAAGGCATCAGCATCAGAATATTTGCTATCTGATCCGGTCATAAGATAATCTAAGCTAACACCAAAAAAGTCAGCAATTTTTTGCAAATTAGTGGGGGTTGGATTTTTAGATTTTCCTTTTTTCCATTCAGTAAAGAAAGTAGAAGATAATCCAGTTCCACGAGATACATCAGCTGCTCTTAAGCCTCTTTCTTTAAGTAATCTCTCAAAAATTTCATACATAATTGTTTCCTCATAACAATAACTAGATATTTCTAAAATACGGTATTGACAAATAGACTTTTCTAGTTTACTATAAGGATAGTTAGAAAAATCTAGTTACTATTTATTTAATGTTTTCTGAACAATTACATTATATAGAATTTTCTAACTAATTTCAATACAAAGTTTGAATATTTTACGCAATTAGTCTAGCTATTTCTAAGAATATAGATTGATTTGCATAGATTATTCTAACTAATTAAAAGAAAGGAGAGATTAGATGTACGAAAAGTTCGAACGGCTTGTGAAAGCAAGAGGAATTACTGCATATCGAGTTGCAAAAGACATCGGTCTTGCCACAACCGTTTTTTCGGATTGGAAATCCGGAAAGAGCAAACCTAAGGCTGACAAGCTGAAAAAGATTGCAGATTACTTCGGAGTAACCATCGAATACTTTCTGGAGTAGAAAAGAAAAATTGAATACTGATAGTTGAAAAGAATGTCGATATTATTTGTTATTTTGTGATGGATTGCGTTTGAAACGTAAGAAATCAGTTGATACAATGAAAATGTGATGGCGGTACGGTTGACAGTTACACAAATTATTAAGAAATGGTTATCCTTAGTGATTCGACCGATGGTTAGATCGGTTTTGTCTGAGGTGTCTTATCTACCGTTTGGCAGCTTTATCATAGGCATGGGTTAGCCAGCTTTTGCAAATTGAGGTTGCAATGCTGGTGAATGTAAACAACGTGCAGAAATCCAATGAACAGGTCATGGCTCCTGCAAGCGATACCACGAATGCTATGATGACTTCCATACAAAGCTCCTTTCGGAATTATGTCCGCCATCACATCTTCATTGTATCAACATAACAAAATAGAGACAAGAAAATTTTTCCAACTATCAAAACGGTAGTTGGATTTTTTATTGCAAAAAATCGGAAAGGAGAGGAATGAGCGAACTACAGATTTTTAGTTCTGAAGAGTTTGGAGAAATCAGAACAGTTGAGATTAAAGGCAAACCTTATTTTGCTGGAAGTGACGTTGCAAGTGCACTGGGATATGCAATACCGCATAAGGCTGTACAGACACATTGCAAGGGGGTTCTAAAATGGAACATCCCCACTAAAAGTGGCAATCAAGATGCCCTCTTTATACCGGAGGGTGATGTATACCGGCTCATTATGAGATCAAAATTGCCTGCGGCGGAGAAGTTTGAATCTTGGGTTATGGATGAGGTGATTCCATCCATCAGGAAGAATGGCGGCTACATAGCCGGGCAAGAGAATTTATCTGACGATGAATTGCTGGCCAAGGCACTCATGGTAGCACAGAACAAAATTGCCGAGAGAGATCGGATCATTGCTGAGAAGCAGGAACACATCGAGAAGATGCGTCCCAAAGAGATCTTCGCTGATGCCGTATCATCCAGTCACACATCTATTCTGATCGGAGATCTTGCGAAGCTGATTTGCCAGAACGGGTATCAGATCGGTCAGAAGCGATTATTTGAATGGATGCGGAATAATGGTTACCTGGTTAAGTTCGGTGCATCAAAGAATATGCCGATGCAGAGATACATTGAGCAGGGATTATTTGAAGTCAAGGAATCAAATGTGCAGAATCCGGATGGATCGGTAAGGATCACCAAAACAACAAAGGTGACCGGGAAGGGACAGGTTTACTTCGTGAACAAGTTCATAGGTGAAGCATCATGAAAAATGTGATAAAGGTGTTTCTTCCTATTATAATGTGGTCATTTGTCGAATTTACATCCGTAGCGCAGCCTGCCGGATCATACATACCGGAAGAAATACAAAATGTGTGCGTAAAGTACGGCGAGGAATACGGCATCTGCCCGGAACTGCTCATGGCAATGATCGAGAGGGAATCCTCCGGAAGACCGGATGTAGAGAACGGCGGCTGCAAAGGACTGATGCAGATATCTGATCGGTGGCATAAGGACCGGATGGAACGACTGGAAGTGACGGACATCTATGATGTGGATGGCAATATCCATGTAGGAGCTGATTATCTGGCAGAACTATTTGAAAAATACGAAGATGTCGGTATCGTCCTCATGGTTTACCACGGAGAGAAGAACGCAGCTACAAAGACAGAATTAAGTGATTACGCAGACTGGATATTAACCAGGAGCGCAGAACTGGAAAGGATGAACGGCAAGTGAAATCAGTTTTAAGTTACATACTTGGAGCGATTGCATTTATATCATTACTGCTTGTACCTGGAGTAATCGAGAGCGAAGAATACATTTTGACATTTTTCTTAATCATTGCTATCAGAGTAGAAGCTTATTTATCAATAAAAATAAACGGAAAAAGCACCCACGACCGCTAAATCAGAAGGTGCTTTCTAGCAACAAAGTAACTATTAAATTCTTAACGCTACTTTCGTGCTTATTTTAGCACGAGAAGAAAGGAAATGCAAATGAACAAAATTTTTGAAAATAACCAAGTGACAATTATGGGGGAAATTGTAAGCAGCTTTTCCTATAGTCATGAAATTTACGGAGAAGGATTCTACATGGTAGATGTCAGATGCAACCGCTTAAGCGAAAGCTGTGACATTATTCCCGTAACAGTTTCGGAACGGCTGTTGGATGTGACAAAGGATTATCAGGGTAAATTGGTATGTGTAAATGGATCGTTCCGTTCTTACAACCGCCATGACGAATATAAGAATAGACTGGTATTATCCGTTTTTGCAAGTGAAATCAGTTTCATTGATGAAATTGAAGATAACTACAAAGCCAACCAGATCTATTTGGAGGGATATATTTGCAAGCATCCGGTGTATCGTAAGACACCTCTCGGAAGAGAAATCACAGATCTGCTGTTGGCCGTGAACCGACCCTATGGCAAGTCTGATTATATCCCCTGCATCTGCTGGGGAAGAAATGCACGGTATGCAGATAGTTTGGAAGTAGGATGCCACGTTAAGCTATATGGCCGTGTGCAGAGCCGGGAATACCTGAAGAAACTGGATGAAAATACACAGGAATTTAGGACAGCATATGAAGTGTCTGTCATGAAATTGGAGGTAATTACGGATGAAGAACAGAGCAATTAATGCACTTGTGGAAATGGGGATGCCAGCTGATATTAAAGGCTTTCAGTACATTGTGGATGCAATGTGCCTGTTTGAAGAAAAAGAGTGGAGAAATGGAAAGACAACTGTACTCTATTACAAAATCGGAGAAATAAACGGTGTGAAACCGCAGAACGTGGAACGATCCATTAGACATGCTTTCGAAGTTACACTTACCAAAGGATATCTAGAAGCGGTGAAAAAGTATTTGTCGTTTGAATGTACTACGAACGGTAGCCAGCTGCACTTATTGTATATCAGGTTAAAACAGCAGGAAGAGGAAGGAGAAGCATAAATGAAAGCTACACTGAAATCATTACATCTTGAAAATTTCAAGGGGACAAAGGATAAAACCTATGAGTTTGGTAAGATCACCAGAGTGAGCGGCATGAACCGGCTTGGAAAGACTACGATTGCGACAGCGTGGTTCTGGTTGCTGGCGGACAAGAACTATGAGCTGGTCAGCAATCCTAATATCCGCCCGGATGATGTGGAGGAGTGTGTTCCTACGGTTACGGCTGTTTTGGATGTGGACGGTAAAGAAATCACCATTGCCAATATGCAGAAACGTAAGGTTGGAAAGCCGGATGCAAACGGGATCTCTAAGGTGACACTTACCAATACATATGAGATCAACAGCGTTCCTAAGACAGAACGAGACTTTAAGGCTGATTTGGAAGAACTGGGTTTGATCGTTGATAACTTCCTTGTATGTTCGCATCCGGACGTATTTACTGGGCAGAAGCAGGCTGATATGCGCAAGATGCTGTTTAAGATGGCATCAGCTAAGACGGACGCAGAAATCGCCGCAACGAGTGAAGATACTGCGGATGCGGCGAAGTTGCTTGAAAGCTATAAGTTTGAGGAAATCGAAGCCATGAACAATGCTTCCAAGAAAAAGGCGGTTGAGCAGTTGGATGCTATCCCGAATCAGATCATCGGTTTAGAGAAAGCCAAGGTTGATGTGGATGTTGCGGAGCAGGAACTTGCCAAGGCTGATCTGGAACGGAAGATTGCCGAGATAAACCAGAAGATCATCGGTGCGGGTAATGCGGTAGAAAGCCTACGCCAGGAAGAAATGCAGTTGCAGTTTGATATGTCTGTCATTACGCAGGATATGAGCAGAGAACTTTCTGCAAAGCGTAGAGAACTGGAAAATAGCTTAGAGAATTACAATCCTGTCGTGGAGAATATTCGGAAGAACATTTCAAAGACAGAGGGGCAGATTGCCGACAACACACAAACTATTGCCGATTCGGATGTAGAGCGGAAGAAGCTGGGCGAGCAGTACAATGCCGAGAAAGTCAAGGTATTTGATGAAACGCCGTATCTCTTCGATGAATCCAAGTGGGTATTCGATGAAAACAGTACGGTTTGTTCCTTATGTGGTCAGACTCTTCCGGCTGATAAAATCGAACAGTTAAAGGCAGATTTTGAAAGTCGGAAAGAAAAAGCAAGAGTAGATGCCGCACAGAGATTGGCAGATGCCAAGAACAACTTCATTACTCAGAAAAAATCCAATCTAGAAGAAATCAAGGCAAAGGGCACCGCAAAGAAAAATCTGATTGAGGAATTGACAAAGAAAAATGTTGATTTGCAGGCAGTAATTGATGATCTGAAGGAGCAGGAAAAGGTAGCTGCTGCACGTAAGGAAGAACTTTCCAAGCAGTTAGCCGGGATTCCGGAAGAAGCTGATTATACGCAGAACGAAGAGTATGTGAAGCTGAATGCCAGACATAACGAGGTGCTTGCAGAGATCGAGAGATTACAGGCTGCAGACGATGCGGAGCTCGTAGCATCCCTCAAAATAGAAAAGGAAGATCTGAAATCGCAGCTGGAAGAGGTCAACAAGATCATTGCACAGGCTGCCAATAATATCCGTATTGATGAGCAGATTGCAGATATGCAAAAAAAGCAGCGTGAGTATGAACAGGCAAAGGCGGATGCAGAGAAGATTCTCCACCAGTTGAAAGAGGTCTCCAAGCGCAAAAATGCGCTGCTTGTCGAGGAAATCAATCAGCATTTCGGTATCGTCAGCTGGAAGCTGTTTGATTATCAGAAGAATGGCGAATACAAGGAAGTCTGCGTACCTATGGTGGATGGCAAGGAGTTCGGAGTTACCACCAACACAGGCAGAGAGATCCAGGCGAAGTTAGATATCTGCAATAGCTTCCAGAAGTTCTTCGATATGTTTGTTCCCATCTTCCTTGATGGTGCTGAGAGTATCAATGACGAATATGTACCGGCTGTTGATACGCAGTTAATTCTTCTGACAGTATCAGAGGACAAGCAGTTGAAAGTTGAGGAAATTGCATAATGGAAGAAAATTTGGAAGCTCTTAGAGAAAAAAATCGTACATTAGAAAATAAAATTTTCGAATTAACCGTGGATAGAGAGTCGCTTCAGAATAAAAAGTATGCAATGGAATCGGAAGTAAGGAACTTGGAAGAAAAGAACAAGACTTTATTGAGAATTATTGAAAATCTGTCAAAAGGTTTTGCCAATATGAGAAAGGAGAATGTATAGGATGAACTACATTAAAGCAAAGTTTTCATCCGGTGCTCGTAGTTACACATATCGGACTCCGGATGAAGTAAGGACAGGTGATGTTGTTGTAACTGCCAATGGAGCAAAACTGATCGTCACAGACGAAACAGTGGATATGGCATGGGTGGAAACCTATGGCGCTGATAAGGTGGCGGTTGTGAAGAAATATGAGGAATATCACATTGTTGATATTCGGGATAGAATAACGCAACAAACGAGAAGCGATGGCAGATATCCGCTGAGAATCGGAAGAATCATTAAAAAACCTAATCCGTATACTTTAATGCCGATGTTTATTGAATACATTCGGAATGCGGATGGTTCGGATTATTCGGGCATGGTATTAAGAACAAGCCGGGTTATCTATCATTCTGCTGATGAGAATGGAAAAATCGTTGTTGAAACCATGAATAGCGTTTATGAATTTGAACCCGTAAAAAACGGAGAAAGTGAGGATAAGTAATGGAACTTGTAAAGGAGACAACCATTTCCGTTATGACTACGGATGGGAAGAAGATCGAGAGGGGAGACACGGTGGTGTTCAATCTGGAAGACCGGTGCTGCACCGGCGTGTTCATGGGAATCGGGAAGAAAGGCGCATTGATGTTTGACAGCAAGATCGTAGGTACTGGTGTGAGATTCCACATCATGCCCCGGAGTATCAAAGCGATCTATAAGGCAGAGGTTAAGGTGGACATGGGATTCATGAATCCGCCTGCGGAAAGTGAGGAATAAATTATGATTAGATCAGAGTTTGGAAATGTAGAGGTTACAGGCTTAAAGATTGTTGTCATGGCAGAACTTGTATCACTGCTGAAATGCTTAAGGGATAGCCTTGGAGAAGCGGATTACAATTGTGTTTTGCAGGATGTGAACAATTCAAAGCTGGTTGAGGATGAGCAAGAAGAGTCAGATTCAGAAGAAAAGAAAACAGAGTTCGAACCGCACTTAATATTTGAAAATATAGGCGGAAGCGAAACAAATTATGGACACATCGGAGACGAAACCAACATTTGTGATATCGCAGGAAGAAAGTTAAGTGTTGGAGATACTGTAGATTTGTATGCTATGAACAAGAATGCAAAGCTCAATTATTGCGGAGAACAATCCATTGTAAGAGTTGATGATGAAGCTTTTGTTATGGGGGTAAAAGGAGTAGTGTTCGATCGTGGAATAAATAGTGTCAACGTTGAATGGGTCATTATTCTGAACAGACGGAACACAGAAGTTGTTGATGGTGAGACGGTCAATGACATCAAATATATTAAAACAGAAGGGACTGGTAAATAATTATGGCTGAAGCAAAGAAACAGGAAGTAGCATCACAGGGGAAGCAGCAGGCAAGTCTTGTCGTAAATAACGCATTTGTGGATGGTTTGGTTGTACAGTTGCAGCAAAAGGAGAAGTTTGGTCTTACTTTTCCTAAGGGATATAACTATGCCAACGAGTTAATGGGGGCATATCTCATTTTGAAGGAGACCTATGACAATAATAAGAAATGTGTACTTGAAAGCTGCTCGCAGGTATCTATCGCAAATACTCTTATGGATATGGTTACGATGGGATTATCCATGCAGAAAAAGCAGTGCTATCCGGTAGCCTATGGTGGAAAGTTGCAGTGCCAGGTATCTGTCTATGGTAACACCTGTGTGGCAAGAAATTATGGCATGAAGAACATTGATGCCATGTGTATCTATGAGGGGGATGAATTCAAATATCATATTGAGAATGCCAGGATTGTGATTGATTCCCATACGCAGGACTTCATGAACATCAATATTGACAAGATTATTGGGGCATACGCAATCGTGACGATGGATGATGGAGACCAGTATGTTGAGCTGATGAATATTTCCATGATTAAGCAGGCATGGAAACAGGGATTCGGATATAAGGAAAACGGATCCGGAACACATCAGAAATTCACAGATCAGATGGCAATGAAAACGGTTAAGAATCGTGCATTGAAGTACATTATCCGTACATATGGCACCCAGATGCTGAATGATGCCTATGACAATGTAGAAGCTGCGGAAAACGAAGACAGAACTGTGCTGGATATGAACTATGATGTAGCTCAGAATGCAAACTCCGAGGATTTTCAGCCGGATGAACCGAAAGTAATGGAAACAGTAGAAAACCCTAAGATGGCATCCGAACTGACAAGGGACGATGCTGACGTAGTTGAGGATGCAGATCTGCCGGACTTTATGAAGTAGGGGGTCAGTATGAATCTTCCAAAATCTGAATTGAGTAAGCAGGAAGCACTGCAATTATGGAACACATGCCATTCGGATTATGCCAAAGAACAAATGATTCTTAGTAACCATGGGATTGTTTTTTCGGTGATGAAGAGTTTAAGCATTCCTCTGACGGACGAAGATATGTTTCAGACGGGAGCTATCGGATTGTTAAAGGCAATCAATACGTTTGATACTTCAAAAGGCTATCAATTTTCGACCTACGCTTTTTCGATTGTAAGAAATGAACTGCTTATGGCATTTCGCAAAAGCAGAAGGTCAGTAATGGCAGCATTCTCGCTGGATGATGATGCAGATATAGGGAATGGTGAAAGCGTTCCTTATGCGGAAATGATCGCAGACGGCAAAGATTATGAAGAAAATGTAGTGAATTCCATGCTTGCTCAGCAGATTTTTGAAAGGTTGGAATCAAGGGAAAAACATATTTTCACCATGTTCTTTGTAGAGAGTAGAACGCAATCTGAAATATCCAAAGCACTTGGAATTTCACAGTCCTATGTTTCGAGAATTATTAGTAGCATGGGAAAAATGAAGCGGAAAGGAAGGAAAACCAAATGAGGGTAATTAGTCAGGACGGCACGCTTGATATGCCGTATGAACAGGTGATTATTCAGAGATTTAAGGATGAAATTTACTTTCTGAATAAGAATCTCACAGGGGTAGGACACCTTGTTGGTGATATGGTTGCTGCTAAATATTCTACGGAAGAAAAAGCACAGAAAGCCATGAGTGAGCTGAAATATGCGTACTTGTCGCACAATCAGCTACAAATTACCAAGGAGATTCCAAAGGCTGTTTCCAACGTATTTCCAGATAAAATGATCAAGGCCGTGTATGGGGCATTTCAGTTTCCGGCAGAGGAAGAATTGGAGTAGCCTATGGTTCACGTTTCATTTGACTTGGTGGATGAGTTTATTCCAAGAGTTCCAAAACAGCGGTGTGAGGGCGAAAACGACACGATTAAACGGATATGTGTAGCACCAAGCATAATTGAAGCATTGAATGCAATACCGCAAGCCGGGTTGGTGGTGCGAAATATGAAATCGCTTGGCTTGCCGGTAATCATTCATTGTTACTATCTGAAAGCTGACAAGGTCATGAGTAATGATGAAATTCAGAAATATGTGCCGGATGCGGAATTTACTGGGGAAATGTGGATATTGGAAAAACCAAAAGCTGTGAATTTTGATGATGAGATTATCGAGAAAGCGAAGGGAGTGATTGAAAATAAAGCTTAAAGTTTTAGGTTCTGGTTCATCCGGCAACTGCTACATCTTGGAGAATGATAGTGAAGCTTTGATAATCGAAGCTGGATTGCCTTTCATGGAAGTCAAGAAAGCGTTGAATTTCAACGTGATGAAAATTAAGGCTGTGCTTATTACCCATGATCACGGTGACCACCGGAAGTACTGGTTTGAGTATGTGAGGGCTGGCATTCCGGTATTTGAGCCGTTCAAACTGGATGGAAGCAGTCTAGAATTTGACAATTCACAATTCAGAGTGATGGCTTTTGAAAACCAAGATAAGTCCGGCAGGTGGCTACATAACAACGGAGACGGTTCAGAATGTCCGTGCTATGGATTCTGCATCATGCACCCGGATATAGGCAGTTTGGTGTATGCCACAGACACCGAATATGTCCGTTGGCGGTTTAAAGGCGTCAATCACATTCTTTGTGAAGCCAACTATGATATGCAGTTCGTAGACCGGGACGAGCCTAACTACGAGCACCGCTTACGAGGTCACATGAGCCTGCCAACGGCACTTGATTTCATTTCTACTAACGATAACCCGGCATTGAGAAATGTCGTTCTAATTCACTTATCAGATAAATGCGGAGATCCCGCAGTATTCCAGAAAAGAGCAAAAGAAGTATTGAAATATGATACAGATGTCTATGTGGCACATAAAGGGTTAGAGATCAGCTTAGACCTCTGCCCGTTTTAGAAAGGTGGAATGACTTATCAATAAAGTAATCCTCATGGGAAGATTAACCAGAGATCCCGAAATTAAATATTCACAGGGAGCTACCGCAACGGCAATCGCCCGCTTTTCCCTTGCAGTAGATAGAAGATACAAGCGTGACGGTGAGCCAAATGCGGATTTTATTAATTGTATAGCGTTTGGCAAGACCGGTGAGTTCATCGAGAAATACGGCTACAAGGGAACTAAGTTCGTTGTGGAAGGACGTATTCAGACTGGCAGCTATACCAATAAAGAAGGGCAGCGTGTGTACACCACGGATGTAGTAGTAGAGAACGTAGAGTTTGCAGAGAGTAAGAATGCTTCCAGCGGTGGCAATAACAATGATGGCTACATCGGTCAGCATCCGGGAACTGCAAATGATGGATTCATGAACATTCCTGACGGCATCGACGAAGAACTGCCTTTTAATTAGGAGGTGTGGCATGAAGAAGCAAAAACCTTCGGAGGTGATCTCTGGTTTTCTTTCGTTTTTGGAGCAGATGAATGCAGAGCATATGGAATGTACCAAGACGGTTGAAACCTGCAGCCAGAGAAACATAGATTACCTCCATGATATGGAATTTGCAAGAGATAAAAATGAACGGAATCGAGTCGCTACGAAAATACATAACAATCAGGTTGCCCGACGGGAGGCAAAGAACCGGGCAATGGAGACTGAACATATTGCAAAGTTTTTCACGGATAAGAATAACCGGGCATTTATCGGATCGATGAAACGACTCATGAAGGACCAGCAGAGCCGGGAGAAGTTCTTAGAGGGTGAGCGGCACTATGAAAGAAGGGTAGGTGATAGTGATGCAGATGATACTGGAAGACAGCAGACAGCAGGAAAAGAAGCATGAGACCAAGCATAAGTACTTCCGAGCAGCAGATGTTCACTGGAATCGCACAGCGCTGTACTGCGGAGACTATACCCTTCCGGCGGATCAGAGCGTGTGTATCGACACCAAGAAAGATATTCAGGAGCTGATCGGGGATATCCAGGTAAAGACGATCACCAAGAAAGAACTGGAAACAGAGATAGAAAATATTTTTGTGAAGTATCATTTATTCGAAATTCTTCCCAGTGAGATTTTGAACATTATCTGGCAGGATGATACAGATCGTTTTCCGGAGAAAGAGATCAATGATATCTGCTTTCACAACGGAATCCCGGAACGTGCTATAAGCGAATTTCAGCTTCTTTATGTTAAGCGGCGAGGATTCTTTCATCGGGGACTGAAACGGGCGCAGAACAGCGGAATACGGCTCATCGTCCTGGTGGATAACGAGGAAGGTGTCCAGTCGATTGATGATCTGTTTCGGTGGAGAAATCCGAGGTTAGATATCTGGGTTAATAGCCGGGAAGTGATTGGAACATGGAAGAACGGTAGACCACGGTATAAGAAAGTGCAGAAATATCCTTATGCAATGACCGGGGAGCGGCTGGCAAAAGCCTGCCTAACCATGCAGTTGAAGTACGGCGTTGAGTTTCAGTTCTGTCGACCGGAGGAAGCTGGGAAGAAAATACTGGATTTACTCGGTGTAGGGTGATGCCTATGAGCAACACATCGTACATTCGGCTTAATCGAAAAATTTTGGACTGGGAATGGTATGGAGATATCAATACCTGCAGGTTGTTCATTCACATGCTTTTGAAAGCAAACTGGAAGGATGGGGAGTTCAAGGGAAAACACATTCCGAGGGGATCTTTTGTCTCCTCTTTCGGAAAGCTGGCGGAAGAGACACAACTTACAGTGGATGAAGTGAGGACAGCGGTAAAACATCTGATTTCTACCAAGGAGATTACCAAGCATGTAACCTCGAAATACACCGTATTTACGGTAAATAATTACGATGCTTACCAAATCATCCCAAGCAGTTTCCCAACCGATTCCCAAACGATTCCCGAACGATTCCCAACAAAAGAAGAATATAAAGAAGGGAATAATAAAAAAGAAGAACCTAAAGGTTCTAAGAAAAAATTTATCCCCCCGACAGTTGATGATGTTCGTGCCTATTGCAAAGAGCGGAACAATAAAGTTGATCCGCAGAAGTTTGTTGATTTCTATTCGTGCAAAGGTTGGATGGTTGGAAAAAATCACATGAAGGACTGGCAAGCGGCGGTAAGGACCTGGGAAAAATCCAGTAGTCAGAGCAAAGAGACACCGGCGGAGAAAAGGTTCGATGCAAACAAAGGAATGATGCAAACTGACTACGGAGATATGTCGGAGTTTGAAAAAGCCATGTTGGCAAATTGAAGGGAGAACGATGAACAATCAAAATTATCGAAAGGCAATGGCCATTGAAGCCAAAAACAAGAAGAGGATACTGGAGATCAATCCTCACGTTGATGATGGCAGTGGTATATATTTCCTGACACGGATGGACGAGGACGGAATCCGTTATGCGTACATAGGGCAGGCTAAACATCTGCTGACGAGACTGGCACAACACCTCTCAGGATACCAGCACATAGACCTGTCACTGAGAAAGCACGGACTGTATACCACGGACAATATCTACGGTTGGAAAATTGGATTTATGTGGTTCCCGATTGAACAACTGGACGAGATGGAGCAGAAATACATCCGGCAATATGCCCAGTCCGGTTACCAACTCAGAAACAAAACAGCCGGCGGTCAGGGCGAGGGTAAGAAGCAGATTGATGACTACCGCCCCTCTAAAGGTTATAGGGACGGCATAGAGCAGGGTAAAAGGATGTTGGCGAGGGAATTACTGTCTATCGCAGAAAAGCACCTTAAAATCGATCTGAGAGAGGATAAGAGGGGGAATAAGATCTCACAGAAGCAATACGAGAAATTCATGGCACTGATCCATTCGGAGGGCAATGATGAAAGCGTACATGATAGTGACTAATGATGAACTGGAACTACCAGTGAAAATGGATATCTTCGGGGCGAAATCTGCTGCTAATTACCTGGGGATTACGGAACAAAAATTTCGGAAATGCCTGCATAGGAATTCGTGGTGTCGGAAAGGCAGATATAAAGCTGTTGTTGATGAAAATGCAACGATAAGGCTTAGAGCACAGCACAAGGCAGAGATGGATGCACATTGGAAAAATAAGAAGGCATTTGATCCTGCGTATCGCGAGAAAAAGCATAAATACGACAGAGAAAGGTGGAAACAGGAACGTGAGCAGAGGATTTCACAGTGAGGATGAATTGCGGGAGATGGAAGAACATCCAGGAGAGATGTCAAGGCATATCGGACGCACGAAGCCGTATGACTGCAGCTATCCAGTGATGGTGAAGAGACCGCGGATTGTGGTAAGTGAGCCCCTGCCGGAGCCGTACCAAGAAAGTGAGGTAGCAAATGGTGAAGTGTAAGAACTGCAAATATTTTTATAAAAGACCCGACATTACGATGTTTGTATGTGTAAAAGGCAAGCCACATGAGGACAACACAGTAATAGACTGCGAGAACTACGCTCCTATGACCAACGCAGACCGGATCCGCAGCATGACGGACGATGAGCTGGCAGATTTTTTAGTGACAGTAGAAACATACGGTTATCACGACCAGAGCATATCGGGAACCTACGAGATGAATGAATGGCTCAGGGCAGAAAGCGAGGAATGAGGATGCAAAGCGTTAATTTATGCAAAGAAGTATTGGAAAACGCTATAGGGGTACATGAGACTTGTGAGAAGTGTGGTATGGAAACGCAACCACTTGATGTCGTAGCGGTACAAGCCATGAAAGAGCTGTTGAAGTATCGGACAATCGGTACTGTGGAGGAATGCCGTAAAGCTGTGGAGAAGCAGACAGCAAAGAAACCTGATTACGAGGGAGACGGATACTCAGATGGACAGCTTGTATATGATGCGTGGATTTGCCCTTGCTGCGGTCAACATTATGAAGTTGACTGTGATAGATATGATTATTGCCCTAATTGTGGGCAGAAATTAGATTGGAGTGATGAAGAATCATGAAAAAATATTGTTGTACCTGTAAATGGTACGCTGAATATGAGGGCGTTTGCTGTAATAGAAAAAGTGAGCATCTGTCTGATTTCCGATGTTTGGATGATACATGCGAGGAATGGGAGGGCGAACGATGGAAAGACTGATTGATGCAAACAATTTGCAGTTCAATGGACGGAATTACAACAAAAGTCAGATGAAAGCAATTCTTGATTTTATTGATGCACAGCCGACTGTATACGACCCGGACAAGGTTGTGCAGCAGTTGGAAGAACGCACAGCATTCTTGAAAGACTGTACGAAGTATGGAAATAAAACAGCAGAGCAGCAGTCAAAATCCTACGACACTATGATGATGTACGAGGTCAAGGATTTGGTAGATGATTTGTTGGAGATAGTAAAGGCAGGTGGAACAGATGGCAATTAAGCCGATTTTATTCAGCACAGAGATGGTTCGGGCGATTCTGGACGGACGGAAGACCTGCACCCGGCGTATATGCAAAGATGCAAATGAGTATACCGTACCGGATATGGATTTTTACAATGCTGACAGGCGGACTTATGCAGTACATAACTTTGCTGATAAGGAACAGATGGAACAGTTAAGTACAGCGGAGAGAACCTGTCCTATCTGTCCAGGCGATATCTTGTATGTACGGGAAACATGGGAACATTTTGATTGTTGTTGTTGCGAGGGAGACGAACATGGAAATTGTTACCAAGAACCACAACAGAACGTCTTGAATAAAAGCTATGGCTGTTATATGTACCGGGCAACAGATGAAATATATGGAGATGCAAGGTGGCACCCATCCATCCATATGCCGAAAGAAGCAGCTCGTATCTGGCTGAAGGTTACAGGTGTGAGGATGGAACGGTTACAGGAGATTACGGAAGTCGGCATACAGAAAGAGGGAGTTGAGGTAGACCCGAAGGAATGTGCTGGAAAATTTGATTTTATTTCCGAATTGTTCCTCCTATTTCAGAGATTGTGGAACTCCACCATCAAGAAATCTGACCTTGACCGTTACGGTTGGGATGCATCACCGTGGGTTTGGGTTATAGAATTTGAGCGGTGTGAAAAGCCGGAAGGAGTGTGAACGATGAAAATACTGATTGATATTCCAGAGGCATTTGAAGCGGACTATAACGCAGACCGATTCGCAGATTTCTTCCAACGATGTATTGCGGATATGGGTACCTGCTGCGGTAACTTTGAGTTGGAAACCGCAGTGATGATGGAAAAGGCATTCGCAGAGAGCAGACTTTACGACCCGGACAAGGTTACGGAGCAGTTGAAATATAACATCACTTTATTCATTGATAAGGATGGGGAAAAGGTGTTACTTGATGATGCAATAAAGATCGTAAAGGCAGGCGGCAATGCTGATTTGCTTATTGACAGGGCAAAATCCAAAAACGGAGAACGCATACCGTATGACGGGAAATGGAAATAAAGGCAGGTGGAGCAGATGCAGAACATTGATTACACCGCCCTGTATGCCGATAATGCGGACTTTAAGCGGTACGTTGACCGCTACTGTACCAAGCATCGTGTCAGCGTGGATGAAGCATTACAGCACTACCTGGTGCAGATGGCGGGCAAGATGTACAAGGAGCAGATGGATAACAAGGTAGAATAGATTAGAAAGGAGTAAGAGGTTTGCTGGCCAGCGTGAAAAGAGCTCTTTACTCCGAGAAGAAAATGGAATCAGTACAGGAAAGGATGGAGCGGATTGGAGCTTATGCAAAGATTGCTTCATTCATGCAGAAAGAAAAGCAGGATTATAGTTATAAAAGAAAATATGCACAGATCCGTGCGGAAGAGTTCCGTCGGGAGTGCGATAACAGAGGACTTAATTGTCATGTATCAGTAGGCGGACTGGATAGCATAATCCTTTACATATTCCTCAAGAAGGTATGCAACATCGATGTCCCAGGAGTATCGGCATCCTATCTGGAAGATAAGAGTATTCAGAGGGTACACCGGGCAATCGGGATCATAAATGTGCCACCGCTGAAACGCGAGGACGGAACCTATTGGAGTAAACCGAAGGTGATTCAGGAGTTCGGCTTCCCGGTGATCTCCAAAGAGGTGGCAACAAAGATAGAACTGCTACAAAATCCTTCGGAGAAGAATAAGACAGTACGCCACGCAATTATTACCGGTGAGACCGGGGAATATGGTGGCTGGCAGAAAGATTCCCGAATGAAGCTTAATCATCGATGGCTGAAGCTTTTCGGTGGGTATGAGAACGAAAACGAGGGATGCGATTATCAGAAACCTGATTTCTTGGTATCTTCCAAGTGCTGTTATTACCTCAAAGAAAAGAACTGTGATGACTGGGGAAAAGAGCATAACAGTGTACCGTATTTAGGGCTGATGGCATCCGAGGGCGGCAGACGTGCCAAGAGCCTGCGGATGAACGGCTGCAACTACTTCGGAGCATCCACAATCAGATCAGCACCGTTTGCTATATTCCACCGACAGGATATTCTGTCCCTGGCTCTGGAAATGGACGAGCAATGGAGAAATGGATGGAAAGATGAATTCCATGAGCAGTTATTACGTGAGGGAAAGCTTACAGAGAATTTTGTGATGCCAGATTCACTGATTCCAGAGATCTACGGAACTATTGAGAAGAAACCGGACGGAACTCTGTATACTACAAAAGCGCAGCGTACCGGATGCAGCATGTGTGGTTTCGGAATACACATGGAGAAACGGCCACATAGATTTGATTTGCTCTATGAGAGCAATCCCAAAGAGTGGGATTATCTGATGTTCCATATGTGCAAGGACGCAGCTGGAAATGATTATGGCTGGGCAAAGGTACTGGAATATATCGGTGTGGGCTGGGATCCGACAACGATTGGCGGAAACTGTAAAGGGCAGATGAGCCTGGATGATTTTCTCAAAGAATAGGCACATGGCAGCTTAATGCTACCAAGGCCATATGGGACGAAACTGTTCTGATAGTTCGTAGATTCGGAACCATAGCTCAGTGTATTGCATAAAGACAGCAGAACAAAAGCAGAATGCAAATTCATCAGGAAGAATTGTTGAAACTATTTTAAGTGTAATGAAAAGAATAACCAACGAAATGGTTAAAAATTGTGTTTTAAGTATTTTAAACATAGGCATGTCTCCTTTGAAAATATGTGTTTTGAAATTTTATACCATTATTATGTCAGATTTGTAGCTACAAAAGATATTTCTGCATGGAAATTCAATTTTAATCAAGAAAGGAGCCGAACCTCCGGCCGGGGTGACGATATATCGGGTTCCTTTTGGAAAAATGACATATAAAGAATTTTTAGCAAGTAAGAGATTTGTTTTAGAAAGCAGCGGTTTCGATATTGACAAAACAGAGTTGAATCCGATGCTGTATGAGTTTCAGAGAGACATCGTCCGGTGGGCGCTCAAGAAAGGCAAGGCGTGTATATTTGCCGATTGTGGACTCGGTAAAACACCGATGCAGTTATCATGGGCATATCAGGTACATAAGCACACCGGCGGCAAAATACTGATTCTCGCACCGCTGGCAGTAGCAGAGCAGACGCGACGCGAAGCGGAGAAGTTTGGATATGACGCGAAGGTAGTAGAGGAACAGGCTGAATGCATTGACGGAATAAACATCACAAACTATGAGAAACTGGATAGATTTGTAGCGAAGGAATTTATTGGTGTTGTCCTTGATGAGAGCAGCATTTTGAAGTCCTACTCAGGCAAGGTCAGAACTGCAATTATTCAGAATTGCCATGATGTGCCGTACAAACTGGCTTGTACGGCTACACCGGCACCGAATGATTACATGGAGCTTGGAAATCACAGCGAGTTTTGCGGGGTAATGACAAGAGCAGAAATGTTATCCATGTTCTTTGTGCATGATGGCGGCGAAACGTCAAAATGGCGATTGAAAGGACATGCTACAGATGTATTCTGGAAGTGGCTTGCAACGTTCAGTGTGTTTATTGATAACCCTGCAAATATCGGATATGAAGTATCTGGCTATGATCTGCCGCACCTGAATATTGAAGAAATCATCGTTGACAGTGAAGAGCCAACAAAAGAGGCACTGACGCTGACGGAACGGCGGCAGGCAAGGAAAGATAGTTTGCAGCTCAGATGTGAAGCGACGGCGGAACTTGTGAATGGTTCAGATGAACAGTGGCTTGTGTGGTGCGATCTGAATGACGAAAGTGAAAGGCTTCACGAGCTGATAAGTGATTCGGTTGAGGTAAAAGGATCTGACAAGCCAGATCATAAGAGCAGTTCCATGATTGGATTCTCGACAGGAAATGTGAAATGCCTTGTGACAAAGCCGTCAATCGCAGGATTTGGAATGAACTGGCAGAACTGCCATAACATGATCTTTACCGGATTATCAGACAGCTATGAGCAGTTTTATCAGGCAGTGCGCCGCTGTTACCGGTTTGGGCAGAAAGAGCCTGTGAATGTGTATATTATCATTTCTGCCAATGAAGGGTGCGTAAAAGAGAACATCGAGAGAAAGCAGGCTGATTTCCTCAAGATGCAGCGCGAAATGACAGAGCTTACAAAGGAAATCACAAAGAAGGAACTGAAAAGCACATGCAGGATCAGCACACCATATGAGCCGCATGTGGAAATGAAATTACCGGAATGGGAGGAATTTGCAAAATGAATGTATTGGAACAGGTCATTGAAAATAAGTATGCAATTTATAATGGGGATTCATGCGAAATTGTAAGGGCGATACCCGACAACAGTATCCATTACACAATCTTTTCTCCGCCGTTTGCCAGCCTGTACACCTACTCCAACAGTGACAGGGACATGGGGAACAGCAAGGGAGATGATGAGTTTTACGATCATTTCATTTTTCTTGCAAGGGAATTGTTCCGTGTAACCATGCCGGGCAGATTGTTGAGCTTCCATTGCATGGATCTGCCACTGATGAAAGAACGGGATGGGGTGATCGGGCTGAAAGATTTTCCGGCGATCATCCGGCAGATTTTTGAGGATTGCGGTTTTATCTACCACAGCAAGGTAACAATCTGGAAAAACCCGGTCACTGAGATGCAGAGGACAAAAGCGCTGGGGCTGTTACATAAGCAGATCAGAAAAGACAGCACCATGAACCGGCAGGGCATACCAGATTACATCATCACGATGCGAAAGCCGGGAGAAAACCCGGAGCGAGTTGCACACACACATGAGACATTCCCGGTTGATGTCTGGCAGAATTATGCTAGTCCGGTATGGATGGATATACGGCAGAGCGACACGCTGCAGAAGAAGTCGGCGAGGGAAGAAAAGGACGAACGCCATATTTGCCCGCTGCAGTTGGAAGTGATCCAGAGATGCATTGAGCTGTGGACGAACCCGAATGACATCGTACTTGATCCATTTGCAGGGATTGGATCAGTGCCATACACCGCTGTTAAGTTGGGACGCAGGGGAATCGGCGTAGAGCTGAAAGAAAGCTATTACAAACAGGCTGTAAACAATCTGGAAGTAGCCGTGAAAGGAGATGCAATGGAATGCCCGGTCGGACAAATGAGTATCGAAGATTTTTTAACGGCGAACCCTGCATAAGCCAGATGAGTTTTGAGGACTTCCCGGAGGTGATGCCATGAAAAATAACATTATCATTGACTGTTTTGCCGGTGGTGGCGGCGCAAGCGTAGGAATAGAAATGGCACTTGGAAGATCTGTTGACATTGCCGTAAACCATGATCCGCAGGCTATACGGATGCACATGGTAAACCACCCTGACACATTGCACCTGACAGAAGATATTTTCAAGGTTGATCTGCAAAAATATGTTGGAGATCGCCATGTGGCTCTGATGTGGGCATCACCTGACTGCACAAGCCATAGCAAAGCAAAAGGCGGGCAACCACGCAAAAAAGGATTGCGAATACTTCCCTGGGCGGTGTACAAGCACGCAAAAACGTTGTTACCTAATGTGATTATCATGGAGAATGTGGAAGAGATACAACAGTGGGGTCCGCTGGATGAAGATGGTCACCCGATACCGGAACGCAGGGGAGAGGACTACCGTAAATTTATTACAGCAATGACCTCTCTTGGATATGATTTCGATAGTCGGGAACTTGTGGCTGCGGATTATGGGGCACCTACGACACGGAAAAGATGGTATGCAATTTTCCGGCGGGATGGAAATAAAATCGTCTGGCCAGTACCTACCCACAGCAAGGATGGGATACTGCTACCGAAATGGAAAGAATGCGGTGACTATATTGACTGGTCTGATCTTGGAACATCCATATTTGAGCGCAAGAAGCCACTGGCGGCAGCTACAATGGACAGAATTGGAAATGGTGTAAGGAAGTACATAATTGATAATCCACATCCGTATATCGTCAAAAGCAAGGATGCACTGGCATTTATCATCCAGTATCACGGTGAGACCAGGCAGGGTGATTCCCGGGGGCAACTCCTTACAGATCCTATCAAGACTATTGATACTAGCAACCGTTACGGATTGGTAACCGCATTTGTCACAAAGTTTTATAAGACCGGGATCGGGCAAGGGTGTGACGAGCCACTGCATACGATCATCACTTCCCCTGGACATTTCGGGCTTGTATCTGCTTTTATGGTTAAATATTACGGAACCGGGTGTGGTCAGACATTGGACAAGCCACTGGGAACCATTACCACAAAGGATCGGTTCGGACTGGTGAATGTTCTGATTGAGATTGACGGAGAGCAATATGTTATAAAAGACATTTTTTTGCGGATGCTGAAGCCGGAAGAATTGAAGCTGATGCAGGGATTTCCCGAGGATTATATCATTGACAGAGATATTGCAGGAAAAACATATCCTATTGTGGAGCGAGTGGCAAGGATAGGTAACAGCGTAGTGCCAGTTATGGCAGAAGCACTGGTATCTGCAAACTGCAGTGATCTCCGAATAGGAGAGCGTACACCGAACATGAGAATAGAAGCAGAGCAGACCGGGCAACTTCGGTTTGCGTAGGAGGATATATGGGAAAGAGACATTTGACACCGACAGAGATCAAGGAGCAGTGCAAACGGATCGCCCGGGAAAGCCGTATGGCTGATCGGACACCCTGGACAGCAATGGGAATCATCTGCAGCTATGTGATCATGCGCCGGGAGGGATTCAAGGGGCAGCGGATTTCCCGACTGGCGAACAAGGTTAATGAGATGGAAGCGGACTGGTCCGCGGGCAAGATTGATATGAAAGAGATTAGCCAGCGGCTGATGGATAAGGCTGGATGGTCCATTGAGTATAAAGCCTATACCGAGGATGACATCACTGCCCGGAAGGGGTCCTATCAGTACTGGCTTGATAGGCAACAGATCGGACCACAGAACATCATCAATGAGCAGGCTACAAGGTATATGCTGTTTTTCTTCACGGCGCTGATGGACGAATATGGATTCGGCAAAGACCGGCTCACTCGCGTTGAAGAGTATATGAATGAACTTTTGCTGTCATATCAGCAGGACAAGACTACTGTCCGAGAGTGGTCCCGTGCATTACTCACGGAAGCCGGGGTGGTCATGGAACCGCCGGTGGATCCGCTTACACAGACTGCAGGAAGCATCATGACTGGTTAAAAAGTGAAATCAGAAACTAAAAAGTGAAATTGAGATTTGAGTTGTTGCTTGGAAACTCAAAAGAAAGTTACCAGCAAGTTAAAATCCCCCGATAATACGGGCAGAAATCGAACTGGTAAAGAAAATTTACTAGTTGGGCAATTAAAGAAAGAGAGGATATTATCTATGATTAAACAGGAAATCAATGAGATTAAGAAATTATTTACAGAAAGGAATTGTTCTATCACCCGGATCTGCGGATGTTACGTGGATGGTGGGAAGAATAAGAAAACCGAATTGAAGCAGGCATTTCTGGCACTGCCGGAGGAAGAGATGTTCAAGTACTTTGAAATTTTGCGTAAGAGTCTGTCCGGCACCATCGGCAAGAATCTACTGAATCTGGAATTCCCGTTAAAGAGTGAAACGGAGGGCGGAACACAGGAGTTCCTGCTGCGTCTGCGAGACAGCAAATTAAGAGACGATGCACTGCTGGAGCAGTTCTACGACCGCATCATTGAATCTTATGAATATGTGGGCAATTATCTGATCCTGCTAATCCACGATGCCTACGATGTGCCGGGACGCACTAAGGATGGTGCAGAGATGGAGGATGCTTCAGATGAGGTGTACGAGTACATATTAGCATGCATCTGCCCGGTAGATCTGTCCAAGACCGGTCTGAGTTATAACGCAGAAGAGAATACCTTTCAGAACCGTCTCCGTGACTGGGTGGTAGGGATGCCGGATACTGCTTTTCTGTTTCCTGCGTTTAATGACCGCAGCGCAGATATTCACAGCACACTGTATTACTCCAAGAATGCTGCTGATCTGAAAGATGATTTTATTGATAAGGTGTTGGGATGTTCGATTCCCTTGCCTGCGGACTGCCAGAAAGAAGCATTCCAGGCGTTGGTAGAAGAGATACTGGGAGATAACTGCTCCGTGGAAGCTATTAAGAACATCCACGAAGAACTGACGGAGATTGTGCAGGAGCATAAGGAGGACCCTGATCCTGTGGTATTAGATAAAAACAAAGTTGAGACCATCTTTGCCAAAAGTGGTTTGGATGATGACAGCATGGAGGCATTTGACCAGTGCTACGACGATACCGTAGGACCAGACACGGAGCTGCTGCTGGATAATATTTACAGCAGCCGTAGCTTTGAGGTGAAAACCCAGGTTGTGACGGTAAAGGTAAATCCCGATCGCACAGATCTGGTAAAGGCGAAGGTAATTGACGGCAGACAGTGCCTTGTCATCGAGTTGCAGGGAGACGTAGAGGTGAATGGTGTTGCTGTCAAGTCTATGTAACTTAGTATTTAATTCAATAGGAAAGGATTAGTTATGAAGAATATACAAATAAGAAAAACTATCTGTACGATTATGTTAATAATGAAAGACGGGATAAATTTACTGACTGGATGTTTGATTGCAACGATACTTGTTTGTGTCTGCATGGAAAATGGTTGGAGTAACTTTAGATTAGCATGGTAAACTGAAATATTAAGATTTATGGAGGCATTTGTATGAGAAAAATACATGAATGTGCAGAAGATATAAAAAATATTTTAAATGATGCAGAACGAACCGAAGAGGTTGACGGAGATATGTTATGTAGTATTAATGAGTTGGTGGATGAAATTTTATCAATATATTGTTTAGAAAAACAACAAAGAAAAATGGCTATAGCTGAAGAAAATGAGATTCTTTCAGAAGAGGCTAAAAAAGCAGGATGGAAGTCTGGTGTTATGAACATCTAAACTGAAAGTTACATAAAACAAAATGTCCTGCACCGGGACAAATCCACGAATACAGAACATTTGTTCTCTTCAAACAAATAATACCATTGCTGCAAGTATTTGTCAATGGTCTGTTACATAAAAACAGCGGTACACCCACCGACCAAAGTAAGTTGTACCGCTCACATGCTTGGGTGTATTATACCACGTCGGTGATTCCCAAGCAAGATATTTTGTGGAGGGTTACGGATATGGACATCAAGGAACAGGTCAAGAACAACATTATGTTAAAAATGCGTTATCATTTGGATAGCCAGGAGTTGGATCTGCTTGGAGTGGTTCTGACGGATGAGCTGACCAAGGTAGAGGTGGATACGCCGGAGACAGAGCTTGCTACGGTGGATAACACTAATGAGTATATTATGGATCTCTTTATGCTCAAAAAGGCGCCAAAGCTGTCAGACAAGACTGTCAGGCAGTATACGGATGCGGTACGGCGGCTGACGGATTACTGCCATAAACCGCTCACCCGGATCACTAGCATGGATGTAGAGGGCTGGCTTAATAGCATTAAAAGCTGTAACAGCAACACATCTCTGAATAATCAGCGGCGGCACCTCAGTGCATTTTTTACATGGATGCGTAAAAGTAAGATCGTGATGGAGAATCCTGTGGAAAGCGTTGAAATTTATCCGGAGATTCAGAAGCCGGTAGATCACATGGAAGCGCAGGAGTACGAGGAACTTAAAACCGGATGTACCTGCAAGCGCGATCGTGCCATGATGGAACTGTTGCGGAGTACCGCTATCAGAGTAGGCGAAATGGAACGACTCAACGTGAATGACATTGATTGGCGCACCGGATCCGTATCAGTGTATGGACAAAAGACCCGTACCTACCGGACTGTATACCTTGATGATATTGCGCTTAAGTACCTAGGGGAGTATATCCAGGAGCGTGGCTGTGGTATTAACAGCCGGGATCCTTTGTTCGTATCCGAGAGGTGTGCTCGCGGGAAGGATAACCGCCTGTCGGATGCCGGGATCCGTAGTGCACTTAAGAGCATCGCAAGCAGAGCGGAGGTTGAACGCCGGGTATATCCGCATCTCTTCCGAAAAACCACGGCCACCAATATCTGTAAGCGTGGCGGTACCGTATGGGATGCCGGACATTATCTGGGACACAAGGACCGGAGTACGGCGGGCCAGCATTATGTGGCAGAAGATCAGGAGTGCATGAAATCTATTTTTAGGTTGAGAGTGGCTACCATGTAAAAATTGAATAATGACGGCGAAAATGATATAATTCCTTTATTATAATATAAAAGGGGGAATAGAAATGTCCGAACCAAAATGTAATGATAAGGGAGTTATTGTCAGAAAGTGGGAAACAGGAGATTCCGAATGCAATGCTTATAGTCAAGAGTATGAATGTGGCGCTGTATATCATAACAACTTTATGGATGTAGTTGGAAACAGAGATCACGATTGCTTTTGGGATTGTAGCAAATGCAAAAAGGGAAGAAAGTGAATTTATGAATCCACAGGCCGGCCGTCAATTTTTGATGACTGGCTTTTTACATACTTAGGATGATTATATTGGAAAGGAGAAAGGGCGGCGCAGCCTATGGAAGGTATCTCCATGACAGATACCGAATTATTGAAATATGCTGTAGAAAATGGTATTATTGATACAGCACTTGTACAACAGAAAATTGAGATGCACGAAAGAGAGGAGATATTAAAGCAACACCCGTATGATATATATCAAGGGAAAGATCTTCTGTGGTATACTTATTTGCCTGATGAAGTAATGGGCAGGAAAAAAGTAAAAAGAAAAACAGAGAGGGCAGTACAGGATAGAGTAGTTTTATTTTATAAGGAACGAAAAAAACGTGAAAAAGAAAAGGCTTTAACCATTGAAGCAGTATATAATGCGTGGACCAAGCATAAGCTGACTAATGGTGAAGTGCAAAAGCAAACGATAGACAGATATGATTGTGATTTTAATAAGTATTTTTCTGAAATACGCAATCTAAGTATAACAACTGTTAATGGCGATCGTTTGGAACAGTTCATTGATGAAAGCATTTCTGATTATGAAATGAATTTAAAGCAATTTTCAAATTTTAGAATTGTTTTGTATGGAATATTCAAATATGCGAAAAAAAGGAAATATGTTGATTTTAGCATTTCCGAGTTTTTGACAGATATGGAGATTTCTCCAAAACGATTCAAAAAGATAGTAACTCAGCCGTTGGATCAGGTATACTCGAAAGAAGAAAAAACAGCGATGGAGGACTATCTTACAAAGAATTTGGATGTAATGAACTTAGCGTTGCTACTTGCTTTCAAAACCGGTCTTCGAGTTGGAGAACTTGCAGCACTGAAGAAAGAAGATATTATCAATTATACGGTATATATCAATAGGACCGAAATTCGTTATAAAGACGATGATGGGAAAAGCGTTTATGCTGTTCGAGATTATCCTAAATCAGAAGCTGGCATAAGGTTTGTAGTTCTTCCAGAAAAATACAAATGGATTATAGATAAATGTTTGACTTGCGCAGGTTCCGAGTATTTATTTATGAAGGATGGACATAGGATAAGAACGTATTCTTTCCGTAGACGATTAAATTATACATGTGAAGCCAAGATAAACATGAAAGCTAAATCTCCACATAAGGTAAGAAAAACGTATGGAACTATTTTGCTGGATGGAAAAGTAAGTGAATCTACAATTCTTAATTCTATGGGACATGTGGATTTGAAATGTACCAGAGATCATTATTATTACGACCGTAACAGTATTGAAGAAAAACGTATGGAACTCAGTAGGCTGAGTGAATTGTAATAAAGTACTCAAAGGTACTCAAAGAGAAATACTAAAAACATTGAATTTACAGTATGTTTCGAGTGATTTTGTGGGGTTCGACTCCCGTCTACTCCATAGAAAAAGTGCCGCAAAAACGGCACTTTTTGTTTTTCGTGTAGCCTCAACCAAACTCAGTATAAGTGGTATAATTTCCAAAGAGTTTTACAAGGGAGTAATTGACAAGCTATGAAAATGAAACACAACAGACCTCAGAAACGTTTGATAATACAATTGTCATTATGGCTGGCGCTGCTATTGACATTCACCGGCTGTGCGGAAAGCACCGTCACGCCGCAGGACAATACCTATGCGATAGAGCAGCCGGCGACGATTCCCTCCGAATTGCTGGAGGCATCGGAGACCGCAGCATCGGAATCCGAATCCGGACAGCCGCAGGAAAACTCTTCGGATACACAAGAATCGCAGCGGGTCACATCTGCAACAGATGCTCCGACAGGAGAGGGCACGTCAGCATTTTCCCTCCGGGAGATTCCGGCATACTCCGGCACACCATATACAGAAGTCAATGGCAACAAACCTTATTTCAGAGAAGCGGATCTGACCACACAGTCCTTCGAGATATACAGCGAGCTGGACAGCCTGGGGCGATGCGGCGTGGCATATGCCAACGTGGGACAGGATCTGATGCCGACAGAACCGAGAGGGGAGATCGGAGCTGTGAAGCCTACCGGCTGGCATCTGGTGAAATACGATAACGTGGACGGAAAATACCTATACAATCGCTGCCACCTGATCGCTTACATGCTGGCAGCGGAAAACGCCAACCCGCAGAACCTGATCACCGGAACCAGATATCTGAATACACAGGGAATGCTTCCCTTTGAGACGAAAGTCTGCGATTATATCAAAAATACAGGGAATCATGTCCTGTACCGTGTCACACCTATTTTTGACGGTGATAACCTTCTGGCAGATGGAGTCCTCATGGAAGCGTATTCCGTAGAAGATGCCGGAGAGGGAATCCAATTCTGTGTATTTGCCTACAATGTGCAGCCGGGGATCGGTATTGATTATGCTACCGGGGATAACTGGGCAGAGAGCAACGCGGCATCCCAGGAAGCGGCAGCACCCATTGTGATAGAAACACCGACACAACAACCCCAGACAGACACTACGGTGCAGATCACACCGGAACCGTCAGTGCCACAGGAATCACAGGAAACTACCTATGTGCTGAATACCAACACCATGAAATTCCACTATCCGTCCTGCTCCAGCGTGAATCAGATGAAGGAGAAAAACAAAGAGATATATACCGGCAACAGAGAAGATATCATCAATATGGGATATATGCCCTGTAAGCGGTGTAATCCTTAATCGGCAAGTGAATTAGATATAGCAGAAAAGGACCTTCGAGATACTGATAACAGCCTCGAAGCTCCTTATTATTTGCTTAGTAAAGATAAGAATATGATTTGCGTCAACAGTTTTCGTATACTTGCAAACATTCTGCAAATGCTATAGACTAAGACTAGTTTCTATATCTATTTGAATCAGAATAAAGGAGTATATGTTATGTGTACAGCGGCAACTTATAGATCACAGGATTTTTATTTCGGCAGAACTTTTGATTATGAATTTAACTATGGGGAAGAGGTAACGGTAACACCACGCAATTATCCTTTTCCGCTACGGCATCAGAATGCCCTGACGGAGCATTATGCCATGATCGGCATTGCTCATATGGCAGGGGATTATCCTTTGTACTATGATGCAGTGAATGAGAAAGGACTCGGCATGGCGGGACTGAATTTCCCGGGAAATGCAGTATACAGCAAAGTGCAGACAGGTAAGGACAACATCGCCCAGTTTGAGTTCATCCCCTGGATTCTGGGGCAGTGTGCCAATGTGCAGGAAGCCAGAGTATTGTTATCCCATATCAATCTGGTGGATACGCCCTTTAATGAAAAATATCCGGTTTCTCCACTGCACTGGATTCTGGCAGACAAGGAAGAGGCCATTACGATCGAGTCTGTGCAGGAGGGACTGAAGATCTATGACAACCCGGTGGGAGTATTGACGAACAATCCCCCGTTTCCAATCCAGATGTTTCGTTTGAACGATTATATGTCCCTGTCTTCCGAATCACCGACAAACCGTTTTTCCGCAGATCTGAAGCTGAAGCCGTACAGCAGAGGCATGGGAGCCATGGGACTGCCCGGGGATCTGTCTTCTGCATCCCGTTTTGTACGGGTGGCATTCACGAAGATGAATTCCCTGTCCGGATTGTCTGAGTCGGAGAGCGTCAGCCAGTTTTTCCATATTCTGGGGAGCGTGGATCAGACCAGAGGATGCTGTCAGCTGGACAAAGGGGAGTATGAGATCACTATCTACACTTCCTGCTGCAATGCAGACAGAGGAATTTACTATTATACGACCTATGAAAATCATCAGATTACTGCAGTAGATATGTACCGGGAGAATCTGGACAGTGATCGTCCTGTCCATTACCCGCTGGTACAGGGAGAACATATTTTATTGCAGAATGCTGCAGCAGGAAGCGCGGAGGAAAACCAGTAATGGATGTACAGAAAGAACAGGAGCAGCAAAACCGGACGGATCATGTAGTGTCCGGATTTGCATTCTATTCAGAGAAAGATGCCAGACTGGCAGAGCAGGAGAGACAGAAGATTGCTTATCTGGATAAGCGGATCGATCGGACAAATCTGGAGTCCGTACTGGTTATTTATAAAAAAGCATTGGATGACAGGGTGTTCCGCACTCCGGTAGGTTTGGAATACCTCAGGGAATTGCAGGGAGAACTGAAAGCAGAGCAGGATCTGTTGGGAGAAGAGATTCCGCCTATCCCTCTGTGGACGAACTTTGCGGACACCAGGGAAAAAACGTCTCCTGCCAGAAGAAGAATCAAACCGGCACCAGAAGAGAATAAAAATACGACGTTCCGGCTGTCTCTTATTATGAATATTGTGATGGTCATTGCAATTATTGCAATGTTTATCATCACGCTGAATTCCGATCAGCCCAATGTCCTAAATTATGAAAGAAATCTGCAGAACAAATATGCCACCTGGGAGCAGGAACTGACCCAGAGGGAGCAGACGGTACGGGAAAAGGAAAGAGAATTACATATAGAGACCGAAGTTTCACAAAATTGACATATTTACACGCTATAGTGTTACTATTCAGGAAAGCCTCGAAGAGGCGATTTTGCGAATGGGGCTGAATAGTTACTATCTCAAGATAGGAGGGTGAGGGTGT